TCAGGCGCTCGTAACCGCCGTCTCCTTCGGCTCCTGGTTCTGCCGCAGCATCAGGGCCAGGACTGCGGCAAGAGCGGCGATGATGACGCCCTGCTGCGTCGTGTTGAACGTCAGACCAGGAAGCCCGAACGAGACGATCCCCGTGAGGATCGTCGATGCCGCGCCCGTGATGGCGGCCACGACGAACGGCCGGGTGGTCAGCGCCACGATCAGCGCCATCACGCCACCCGCGACCGTCATCGTGTAGTCGGCCGCGTCACCGGTCAGCACACCGAACGCGACCAGGACCGCGAGCAGCGACTGCAGGCCGTACAGGATGGCCGCAGGGTCCCGGCCGAACAGCTTGAACTGCATGCCAGCCTCCTACGGCTTGACGGTGTAGCCACCGTTCCAGTCCCACGACTTGCTGGAGTACGCGGTGCCGTCCGACTTGGTCACCCAGGCGGTGTCGGCGTCGTTGTTGTAGAACTGGCCGGCGGTGCCGCAGTCGGCGTCCGAGTTGGCGAACAGCTGGTACTCGTTGCCGTTGACCTTGCGGTCGCCGCCGACACGGGTGCCGTTGTAGACCGTCACGTACTCGCCGTTGGCGATCGTGGTGGTGCCGTTGTCCGGCAGGTCCACGACCTTGTACGTGTTGCATGAGTGGGCGGCGCCAGACAGCGTCTTGGCGTGCGCCCAGTTGTCCTCGACCAGGACGCCAGCGACGTCCACAGGGCTGCCGGACACGTTCTGGAAGCGCACGAACTCGCGGTTGCGGTTGGCGTAGGTGTCGGCGCCCATGGCGTCGGTGCCGACCTCGACGATCCGCAGGACGTCACCAGGGACGTCGGCGGAGGCCGGCACAGCGCCGACCAGGCCAGCAGCGAGGGCGGCAGCGGACAGGATGGCAGCGCTCTTGTAGCGCATGAGGATGCTCCTCGGGGATGGGTTACATGCGAAAGCGCAGCTCAGAAGCCCTAAAGAATCGGCGCGATAAAATCACGCGGAGAATTAAGGTTCCGAACCGCGCTCGGTTGGCGAACTGGAAAGGATTCCTTTCGAGTTCGCGGTCAGTTGGCCTCGTCGATGAGGCCAGGCGCGCGCTCGATCGGCGTGCTCTCCTCCGCAGGCTCGGGATGCCGCGGAAGAGACGTCTGGTACGGCCACAGGCGCATGGCCAGGCCATCGCTCATGGCGTGATCGGCGCGGTCCAGGCGGCCCGCCAGGTCCGCTCGTCCACAGCGCCCGTCGCCGGGATACCCTTCTCGCGCTGGAACGCCATGCAGATCTTCTCGTCGTTCTCGGAGTACCAGCCGTCCACAGTGATGGCCCAGCCGCGCTTGCGCATCTGCCGCTGCCACGTCAGGACGTCGTCGCCCTTCGTGGTGGGCGGCCACGTCAGCCGGCGCGTCCACTTCGGCACCTCGGGCTCGTCGTCACCGTCGTCCTCGTCAGCGAGGTACTGGCGTACACACTCCAGGAAGACATCCCACGGGAAGCCAGAGCCTGGGTCGCTGTGGTCGCTGCGCTTGTACACCGCGGACACGTCAGCGTGGCTCGTGAACCCCTTCTTGCCCGCCTTCAGCTCGGCCTGGCTCAGCTTCCTAACCGGGATCTTGTGCGTCTTGCACCAGCTGGCCGCGACCGCGGCAGCCTGCGCGAGCAGGTCCTGCCCGTACTCGTCCAGCCATTCGGCGCGCGTCTGCCGCGCGAACCCGGCGAGCTCCATCTGTAGGCCGTCAGCATTCGCCCCGGGAGCCGCCCACGCCGTGTCGGCGTCCTTCACACATCGGACCGCGGAGTCGGAGTCCACGCAAACGTGAGCCGAAGCCTGCCGCGACATGGAAGCAAACATGAGGGCGCACGACTCAGCAGTGGTCGGCTTCTCGGCCATCTCCATGTCGTGGACCACGATGAGGCGGATCGGCGAAATGCGGCCCTTGTGGAACCAGCGGGCCTGAACAATCTTCACAGCGCCTCTCCTTCACGTGGTTCGATCCTCAGGTCAGCGAGCCGGGTTTGGAGTTGCTCACACCGCGTCTGCATCTCAGAGAGCCGATGACGGGTGGTGGCCAGATCCTGTTCCAGGTCGGCGATGCGGCGGTCGCGCTCCTGGAGCTTCTCGTCTCGTTCGGACAGCGCCTTCTCCAGGCGGGTGATGTTCGTTTCCGTGCGGTCTAACGCCGCTGACAACGCCGAGACCGCCCGCTCCGCGCCGCCGATGAAAACGGACTCCAACTCGACTGGCTGCCGTTCTTCCTCCAGCTTGGTCTTCCGCAGGTCGACCCTGGCTTTCACCAGGACACCTAAGCCGGTCCCGGCTCCTCCGGCGATCAGCGTGATAGCCGCTGGCGTCAGCCAGTCAGTCGCCGCCACCCGCACCTCCCGTGTACTTGACGATGGTCTTCTCCAGGCGGGCCACCGTCCTGGCCCGTGCCGCGCAGGCGGCAGTGACAGCGGCGAGCACGCCAGCGGTGTAGAGGGCTCGGGCGCCTGCGTAGGCGACCACGACAACGCCGTAGACGGCGACAGCCGCGGCGAGCGGCCACAGGCCCGCCCGTTCCAGGCGCAGCCCGAGCAGGAGCAGGTTGGGCCGCCAGTAGCGCAGGACGATCCCGGCGACGATGAGCAGACCCGCCAAGAGCTGGATCACTCCCCAGGCCAGCACCACAGCGGCGGGGAGGATGGCGTTGATGCTGGCGGGTGGTCCAGCGCCGAACGAGATCGCAGCCCCGTTGAGCAGGAACAGCAGCCCGAACAGTAGCTCGAACGGGTGCTCGGCGAGGGGAACGAACCGCTTCATGTATAACCCCTCGTTAGTTGGGGTGCCGTCCCGCCCGCATCCTCGATGAACGGGACGGCACGACTTGGGGATGGCCGCCCGCGCTCCCTCAGGGGCGAAGCGCGAGCCCACACGGGCGGCCACGATCAGAAGTTGCTGATGATCGGCGGACTGGATCCCTTGAGCGAGTTCAGCAGCCGGATCAGTTGCAGCCTCACCTCGGCGATGTCTGTCACCAGCGCGTTCGAGTGAGATGAGCTGTAGCTGCCAGGAGCCGCCCCTGCAGTCATCGCCGCAGGGGCGGCAACGAACCCGCCTTGCGGGAACGGTGCGTTCTTCAGGCTGTAGACGGCGCCGGACGACTCCGTCCAGTACGGTTCGCTGCCCAGCGTCGTCAGATGGCCGCCGTCATCAGGGGCGGTGGGGAGACTGCCGCTGGGGATGTGCCAGCCCAGGGACGCGCTGGTGGCGCCGGCCTGGTTGGTGAGGCTGGAGCGCAGGTCGCGCACTTCCCGTTCCAGCTTGCGGATCCGGTCGGCGTAGTCCTCCGGTTGAGGCAACGGCACTAGATTTCCACCTCTTCCTCGAACACGAGCGTTGCGGACTCCTGGGAGTCACGAGATGTGGCGCGCACGTTGATGCCGATGACCCGCCACCTGTTGTTGAAGCTGGCTCCGCCGTCGGCGATGGGCCACCAGTCGTTGACGAGCATCACCCGCGCGTAGTCGCCCAGGTTGGCGGGCGTCCACTCGGTGTCGTCCAGGCGCACGCTGACCTGGTGGACGCGGACCGCTCCGGGCCGTTCAGCAGCCCATCGGGCCGCGTACGCGTTGAGCGTGTCGACTTCCTTGACCGTCGAGTAGTCGATGGTCTTGTCGATCCTGGGCCAGCCCGCCGCCAGGTGAGCGGTCGCGTTCTGCGGGTCGGACATGAGCGGCGTCGAAGCCGTCGAGGCGTCGGAGGAGATGGACTCCCCGCGCGCCCGGTAGGAGGTAGCCCCACGGAGACCGTCGATGTCCTGGCTCCACCCGGTGACGTTGCCGGGCTGGCTGAACACGTGGTCAGCGTTGGTGCCGAGCTTGGGGTAGCCGAGCTTCACCAGCTTGGTCCGCGCCCCGACACCGGGGTCTTCGGTGTGGATCAGCCACTCGAACCCGTCATCGACGTCGGCGAGCTCGCGCAGCCGCTGCCCGAACGTGGCCGTCTCACCCGCCAGGTAGGTGCGGTCCCTGTTGACGCCTGACGTGCCCGACTGGGAGGTGAGGCCGATACTCGCGTTGCCCAGGGCCTGCATCTCGTCGATGAGCTGCCGGGCGATCTCCAGCTGGTCAGTCGCCTCGTAGGTGAGATCATCGCGGATCTCGACGGCGTTCAAATAGCTTTCGAGCGACGCCCCAGTCAGGGACACCTTGATGGCTCCGCGCCCATCTGAGCTGACGATGGCCTTCCAGATCGCGTAGCTGCCCCAGATGATGCCGTTGCGATAGACGTGGCAGACGGTGCGGCCTGGGCCCGTCGAGAGGCTGTCCGGCTCGGAGTCGTGCATCACCCAGCGGGGGACGACTTTGGCGACCTGGTCGGCGATGTCCCGGTTGGTGACGTCGATCGAAGCCTGGAACGAGCCCGGTTCTCCGATCAGCCGCGAGTAGGAGACGTCGTCGGGGTCAAGCGTGCAAATGAAGTTGTCCGTCCGCAGGTCGCAGAAGTCGTACTTGTAGTGGACGTCCTTGCTCGGCGGGATCGACGGCGGCGGTTCCGGAGGCAGACCCCCGATGCCGCCCACGTCCACGGTGAACCCGTGCGAGAACACGGGCGGGAACGAGGCAACGAACGTGAACGTTGCCGTGCCCGTCCCCACAACCTCGGGTCGGGCCCTGCTCGCCAAGGTCGCGGTGAGGTCGGCGGAGGTGCGCTCGACCTGCTCCGTGTGGCCGGACGGGGACGTCCACGAATGCGTGAGCTGGGTGACCGCCGCCGCCCACCGCAGCGTGACGCCAGGAGCGGCGGTAGGTGACACAGACGGGCAGCCGACTAAGGGGTCGTCCCCGTTCTCCGCAGAGGAGATGAGCGGCGTCGCCCCGTCATGGTCGGAGATGGCGACGATGGAGGCGATCCCTCCGGAGTAGAGGTCGCCGCCGCCCTGCCGGAACGTGTAGCTGGCCGGCTCCGCAGGCCCGGCGACCTTCCACCAAACCTTCGTGCCGCCCCACTCGGTGTCGCTACGGGAGCCGAGCAGCTGCCACGACACGCCCCCGACCGGGGAGAGCATGCCGAACGGGGAGATGTCGGCGACGCTGTGGAACGCGATCAGGATGTCGCCGACGCTGGCCCCGGGGGGCTTCGACACCGTGAACGCCGTCCCGGTGCCCTGGCCTGAGGAGATGGAGCGCAGGGTGGCCACAACCCACCCCCGCCCCGTGTTTAGTCAGTAGGTGGGCTCACTCGTTCGCGTCACGCCACAGCACTTCGACGCCGCCAGCGCCACCCGAGTCCGTCTCGTACGACAGCTCGTTGGAGCCGACATCGAGGAAAAACTCCTTCACCGGCACCGAGATCGTGTCGGAGATGTCGGCCTCATGGTCGACGTTGCCGATCGTGACCTTGCCCCGCTGGGTGTCGACCACCAGCAGCTCACCGGCGCCGAGCGTCATGTCGAAGCCGAGAACCCGGTCCAAGGTCTCGTTGTAGAGGAGCGGGTTCGTGGCCGGGCCAGCGAACCGCAGCAAGGGGTTGGTGTACAGGTCGCCGTCATTCACCAACGTCATGGGCGAGGACGCGTTGGCGGGGATGACGACGCTGTGCTGGTCCAGGCTGTACCGGCGCGGATCCGGGCACATGATGGTGATGACGGGCTCTGGTGCGCCTATCGACCAGTCCCGGTCCATGACCCCGGTCCGGTCGATCACCTTGCCGAACGCCATCAGCGTCTCGGTGTAACCCCTGATCACCAGCGTCCACAGGGTGTTGTCCCGCAGCGTGCGGGTGTCGTACCGGAGCTGAGCGAGCAGCCCGGACACCTCGGTCGGATCCGACAGCGCATCAACCTGCAGCTTGATCGTCACGATGCGGCGTTGCAGGTAGCTGACGCCCGCGTTCGCTCCGTGCCGTGCGGGCTCCTCCTGCGTCAGATCGTCAAGCTGGGGCTTCGCATCCCAGCCGGTGATCTCCAGCAGCCTGTAGGAGGTGCCAGTCCCCCACAAGGCGGTGCCGCCCCACTCCACCTGCGCGTCCTGCGTGATAAGCGTGCCCGGCAGGATCGGAACAGATACGCCCGCCGACGGGACCAGCGCCTGCGCCTCGACCACTTCAGGCGTGACCGTCGCCGCGGTCGTCGCCGACACGGTAGGCGACGGAACATCGGCCTGCCCGGCCACAACAGTCGGGCTCGCGGTCGCGGCCTGCGACGCCGACACCGTTGGGGCAGGGACCTGGCCCGAAGCGTTGACCACAGACGGCTGCACCAGCGTGGCCGAACCCGCGACCACATTCGGGGCAGGCACCTCGGCCCGCACATCCACAGCGGACGGCTTGGCCGTCTGCCCCGTCTTGACGGTCGCGGACGGCACCTCGCCCGCCGCAGCCACCACCGCAGGAGATACGGTCGCGTTCTGCGCCGCAGCAATCGAGGGCGCGGGCACCTCGCCAGCCGCGCCCACCTCGGTCACGGAGATCGTCGCGTCCGTCGAGCCCGCAAGGATCTCCAGTGCGATCCATGCCCAGTCGGCGGCGCCAGTGCCATCGGCGTCCAGGTTGAACTGGACCGTGCTGCCCGACGCGCCCGAGTTAGCCGCCTTAACAGCGCCCAGCATGCCCATGCCGAAGTCGCCATAGAAGGCGGCGTACTCGTCATCCGTACTGGACGGGGCGCCGCCGGCCGCCCAGTTGATCGCGGCCACGAAACCCCGACTGTTCGCGCCGGTCGAGGTGTAGCCGTTGACCGTGGCGTTGTTGGTCGTGGTCGCGCCTGCACCGTTTGCGCCTGCGGGTGAGGCGTTCTGGCCGGTGACGACGAACACCTTGAGCGCGCCGTCCCCGGTGATGGACACGGTGAGCGCGGACGCGGTCGGGTTCGGCGCCGTATAGATCCGCAACCCGGTGTAGGTCCCGTGTTGCTTGCGGTTCGTCCACGTTCGCGCAGTACCGCTGTTGGAGATGGTGCCGTCGGTGGTCATCACCAACGCCACGAGGAGGCTGCCCGCAGGAGGCGTGAACGACGCCGTCGTCAGCGTGGACGGGGACGCTACTCCGGCCGGGCTCGTGCCGTCAATCGCGATGGGCATGCCCACCCCCTCATGCGGTCAGGTGGGCGGGCATGAAAAAACCGCCCGAAGGCGGCGCGATTCAGGTCTCTACTTCACTACGGCGATATGACGTTGATGCGACCGATGCCATTTGCAGAAAAACTGACTAGAAGCGTGCCGTCAGCGGTCGTGTACAAGCTGCCGAAGTCGATCCCGAGGATCAGCCGCTTCGGCGTCAGCGCGTCAGCGTAGGCGATGCCGCCCCTTACGTTCGACAGCGTGGACGACGTCCATTGGACGTCGTTGCCGTCCCACACCACGTACACGTTGGTCGCGGTCACCACGGTCAGCGTCGCTGAAGCGATCACTGCCCCGCCTGCCGTGTACCCGGTGCCCGAGATTTCGCCTGTCGTGCTGTAGGACTGGTCAGCGGTCGCGTAGTTCGGCGTGATGCTGTTCCCGTACAGGGCGAGCTTCGACAGGTCGTTGTCCAGGTCGAGCGCGTACTGGGTGGTGCCCAGCGCGTCGACCAGCGTGTCGGCGTACCAGCCGCTACCGCCCCATGCCATCGACGGCACCCCCGATCTTGATCGTGGCGTCCTTGCCGGGCACGCCCTCAGGCGGGCTGCCGACCGTGCGCGCCCACGCCCGGAAGTCGCGCATCTCCTGCTTGGCCGCCTTCAGCTCAGCCAGCGCCTCCGGGGACGGGTCGTCGGCCACGGCCTGCTTGGCGGCTTCCAGGCGCTCCTCGTAGCCGTCGCAGATCTCCAGGAACTCCAGACCACGCCGCGCATGCATGGCGGCGATCCGTGCACTCGTCATCGCACCCGCCCCCAATCCACCAGGTGCGCGGGAACATCGCCGACGACGAGCTGCGCGTTGAGAATCTTCACGTCTTGCGCCTCACCCTCCCGGCCCGTACGCCGCCGCCTGACCCGGTTACCGAGCTGGTCGACAACCACCTGAACCAGCCGCCCGCGCTCGTCTCTGAACTCGCGCCTCTGGTCTTGTGTGGCGTGCGTTCGCCCGCCACGGATGTGCTGAACCGACCGCAGCCGGGTCAGATCCGCCGCGCTCGCGGCAATAAGTCCGGGCATGCCGAACCGCCCTCCTCGCTGATGTGAAACAGGGGAATGAGAAAGCCCCGGACATACCGTCCGGGGCTTGTCAGACGGGCCCCTTGGAACCGAGCCGCGCATACAGGTAGGCCGCCGTCTGGTCGGCGTCAGACTTGCTGTTGACGTTCATCGTCTGCACCGTGATCAGCGAGCCGCTACGACCAGCGCTCGAAGCGCCCGCCGCCCCCTTCGCCGTCTCCGCGCCAGGCTGACCGGTAGACGCCGAATAGAACGCCGGCATCTGCTGCGGCGCCGACACCCTCGACGAGTTGACCGGCTGGTTGCCCTGGACGAACCCGCCCTTGGACGCCTTCTTGGCCGGCTGGTTACCCGCGATCATGCCGCCCTTGGACGAGCCCGCCTTCGACTTCGAGGACGCGCCCTTGCCGTCTAGGCTGCCGATTGTCTGCGTCAGCTCGTACACGCTGCCGGACAGCCCGTCCACGCCCGCACCGAGCAGGTTGATCGAGTCGCCGATCACCTGAGAGCCCGACAGCCAGCCCTGGTCGAGCTGAGCAGCGGTCACCCCGACCTGCGTGATAGCCGACGTGAGCGAACCTGCCTGGCCGAGCGTGTTCTCCAGCGCACCCGTAGCCGCCGTGAGTCCAGTGCCGACCTGCATGTTCGTGGCGTCAATCGCGCCCGTCAGAGCACCGACCTGATCCGATGCCCGAGCGGAGTACACCTCCAGCCCGAAGTCCGAGGCGACCTGCGACAGCAGATCAATCGCCCTCGACCGGTACTGGGACTCATAAGGGATGAACGCCTCGGTCGCGCCATGTCCGCTGCTGCCTTCGCCGTACAGGACGGTGGGCTTGCTGACGATGTGCGGCGGCTGAGGGCGCGTCCCGCCCGCTGCCATCCGCGCGATCCCGCCCTGCGCGTACCGCATGATCGCGCCCGCCGCTGCGGCCTTCTCCTGCTTGGCGTACACCTGGATCGGGATCTTGCGCCCGGAGTTGAGGCGGATGAACCCGTCGATGGCCTCCTGTGCGTCGTGTGTATCGACGCCGATCCGCACATCCTTGGACTTGATCTTGGCCAAGACCTCGACCAGATCCTGGCCGCCCTTGGATGCCTTGATCGCGTCCTCACGAGAGATGCCATACGCCTCAGCCAGCTTCAACACCTGATCACGAGCTGACTGGTTCTTGCCGGCCAGGTCGATCAGCGCCGGAAGTTGCTGCAGGACCGAGTCGCGAGCGTCGATCGTCCTACCCGACAAGGTCGCCTGCGCGTCCGAGCTCAGCCGCACCTTCTCCAGGTAGCCAGCGAAAGCATCACGCGCCCCGATGACCGCATCGCGCTGCTTGCCGGTCAATCCAGGTGTGAGCTCCAGCCGGCCGTTCGCTGCGTCGATCGCGGACTTGGTGTCCTTGAACGCCTTCTCCATCTCACGGATCGCCTGTGCGGCGTCCGTCTGGGAGTTGAACTCGTCCAGCGACGATTTCCAGTCGGACAGCTTCTGAGTGGCCTCGCCCAGAGCCTTCTGCGCCCCATCGGCCGAGCCCCCCAGCAGCCCGATTGCGGTACCGACCTCCCCCGTTGTGGCAGGGACGCCGTTCATCGACTGGGCGTACTGCGGGAACAGCTCCTTGAGCTTGTCCACGGGCACGCCCGCGTCCTTCGCCTGCGTGGCCAGCCGGTTGAACGCCTGCGCGGCCCCTTCAGCGTTGCCGTTGGCCACCATGGTGGACAGCGCTGTGTCGAGGTTGTCGATCGCCTGACGTCCGCCGTCCAACTGGAGACCGAAGCTGTCATCGATGAAGCCGCTGATGGACTCGCTGATGGACTCGAACGGGTTGTCCGACGCCAACCGGGCCGCCGACTCGCCGAAGTTCTCAAACCGGCCGATCGTGGACTGCAACTTCGGATTGAGCTGATCAAGCAGTTCAGCCGCCGGCTTCCCGCCCTGCCCGAACTGGGCGAGATTCTTCGACAGAGCGTCGATGTCCGGGTTGAGGCCATCCAGCGCGTCGCCGACCTTGTCGAACGCGAACGCCAGCGCGGTGACCGATCCAGCGATCACACCGCCCTTGAACAAGCCGCCCAGATTCGACAGCTTGCCTGTAGCGGACCCTGCGGACTTGCCCGCCTTGTCGATCCCGCCGGACAAGGTCTCAAAGAACGAGACCGCTCCCTGAACGCCCTGGTAGCTCTTGACCGCCAGGACAACCAGACCGATCGCCACGGCTAGCGCGTTGATCTGACCAGGGCTCATCCCAGACAGCACCTCGGCCAGCGCGACCAGCGCGCCGAGCTTGAGCGTCGCGCCGATCTTGACGGCGGCAAAGATCAGGCCGACGCCCTTGGCGATGGCCTCGATCTGACCCGAGTCCAGACCAGCGAGCTTGTCCGAAAGGACGACCAGGAAATCGAGCACATTGGACCCGACGCCAGCGCCAAGCTCGACAACCTTGCCGACAAACTTGGCGATGTTGCCCAAGATGTCCGCGACCTTCGGCCCCTGCTCAGCAGCGTAGGCCAGGAAGTCCTTGAACTCCTTCGAGTCCTTGAGGCTGGTCCCCCAGTCCTCGAAATCCTGAGTGACGTCCGTAACCCAGGCGGTGATCGGTCCCGTGTACGGCAGGAATCCTTCGATGATGCCGCGCAGCCCGCCGGCCACGTTGATGGCCGCGTCGCCGAGCCCTGCTATCGCATCCGGCGCCTTCTTGCCGAGATCGTCGAAGAACGACGTCCATTCCTTGGACTGCAGAGCCTTCTTGGAGGCATCAGCGAACCGGTCGAGACCTTGCGCACCTCCCTTGACCAGCGGTGTCGCACGATCCATGCCGACGCGAAGGACATCAAGGCCCTTCTCGATGACGGGGAACACATTCGGCTGCAAGGATCTCTGCCAGGCGAGGTAGTCGTCCTGGAACGACTTGATCGCCTTAGCGAGCTTCTTCTCCTCCGCCGAGAGTTCCGCCACCTTGGACGCAGCACCGCCGGCAGCGCCACCGGTCTGCTCCATGGCGGCCTTCTGCTCCAGTTGGAGCAACTTGAGCTGCTGCTTGGCGCGCAGCGCGTCACGCTCGGCCTCGGTCACCTTCCGCTGGGCGTCCCCCACGTCGCGGAGCGCGTCCTGCACATCCCGCTGCGCGCGGGCCACATCGCGGGCCGCCTGCGCCGCATCGCGTTGAGCTGCGGAAACGTCGCGGGCTGCTTGTGTTCGCGCGTCCGCTACCGCGCGTTCTGCGTCCGCTTCTCGGCGGGTGGCCGCCTCGATCTGCTCTTTCGCCCGCAGAACCTCGTCGGAGCCCTCGACTCCCTTCCGGTCCGCGTCGGCCCGTTCGGCAGCGAGGTCGGCGTTGGCCTCCTTGATCCGCTTGACGGCGAACTCCGCCTCGCGGACCGACAGCTCGGCGTCCTCCCGGTCGGTGGCGGTGGCCTTCGAGCCCGGCTGCGTTACCCGCGCGAGATTCTCGCGGGCACGCTTCAGTGAGAGCTGGGCGCGCTCCTCGGCTAGAGCGCCGCCCTCGGTCGCCAGCGCGAGGTCTTCGAGCTTCTCCTGTGCTGCGGCGCGGGCCCGCGTCAGATCCTCAAGTGCTCGCTGGGTGGCGCGGTGGGCGTCCTGCGCTGTCCGCTCGGCGTCAGCGATGCGGCGAGCACCAGACTCGGCGACCTCGGCGACGCGAGCGCTTGCTATCGCCGCGGATTCCTGTGCCTGCCGGAGGGTGTCCTGCCGGTCACGGACGTCGCGCATAGCGTCGCCGACGGCGCGCTGGGCGTCCTTGACACCTTGCGCCGCGTCCTTGATCCTGTCCTGAGCCTCCGCGAGTCGGAGCGCCGACGAGGCGGCCTCGGCGGCCTTCTGGGCGGCACTCTTCACGGCGCCACCCGCGCCACCCGAGGCGCTCTCGGCCTGCTTGAGCGCGTCCGTCACCCGGCTGATTCCGGGTACGGCGACCGCGGCGAACCCGGCAGCGCCAGCAGCAGCAGCACCGAACGCCGCGCCCAAGCCCGCCACACCGACGCCGATCGACACGGCAGACGGCAACGACGCCAGGGCCGCAGCAACGACCGCAATGTTACGGAGCGCGCCGCCGACATCCGCGTCCACTTTGACCCGGGCCGACCGTCCGTCGACCCGCGACATCTCCGACTGGATGGTCCGCACCTGCGCGAGCGCGGCGGCGGAGTCCACCCGAACTTTGGGGTCGGCGCTGCTGGCGTTCAGCCGCTCCAGATCCCGCTGAATCGCGTTGATCTCCGACTTGGCTGCGCCATCGTCCAGATCGATGCCGAGCCTTCGGCGCTCCTGCAACTCCGCAAGACGTCGGCGCAGATCGTCGAGTTCGGCCCTCGCCTGCGCAGCGTCGACCTGCGGCTGGACGGTGGGGTGGACGCCGTTGAGCTTGTTGACTTCCTGCTCGATGGTCCGCAGTTGGGCGAGCGCCGCGGCGGTGTCGGCCTTGACGTCGATGTCGCCGAGCAGCGCGAGCCGCTCCAGTTCGCCTTGCAGATCTTTGATCTCGCCGAGCGCAGTGCCGGCGTAGATGTCGATGCCGACCTGCTTGGCGGACAAGGACTGGAGGGAGGCTCGGACCTCCTGGAGGCGCTTCTGCGCGTCACTGGAGTCGCCGTCGATCTTCGCCTTTGGCAGAGACCGGAACGCGGCCTCAAGACGGCGGGAGAACGATCGGGAGAATGCGCCCGCGATCTGTTCGCCATCCTTCGGCGCCCGCTTGCGCCGCTTGTCGGTCTCCTCGTCCCACGGCTCGAACGGGTCGGGCATGCCCTTGCCGAAACTGTCGCGGAACTTCTTCGTCGCGGCTTCGGCCTTGGCCAGAGCGGCGAGGTAAGGCTTGATGTCGGCATCAAGTCGGACAGTTACGGTGCGGTCGGCCACGACGGAGCCACCTCCGTCCAAGACCCGAAATCAGGTGATTGCAGGACTTAGGCGGTCCTGTCGTGTCACGGTGCAAACCGCACCCGCTGTCGGCGCGTCTTACGCGCGCACCCCTACTCCTTCAGGAGCCCCACATGACGCATCCCGGCCCTCAGGACCAGTACGGCCAGCAGTACCCGCCACAGCCCCAGTACGGGCCGCCCAGCCCGCCGCCGAACCCAGGCGGACACCTGTACGGGCCGCCACCACAGCAGCAGTGGCAGGGCCCGCCGCCCGGCTACCAACAGCCGCCTATGCCAGCCCCGACAACACACAACTGGGTGGGTGTCATCGGCCTCTGCCTTGGCATCCTCGCCATCCTGCTCGACGTGACCATGGTGTTAGCCCGCGTCGGGATCTGGATGTCGTTCGTCGGGATCTTCATGTCGGCGGTGGGCGTGACCAAGACCCGCGTCGGGACAGCCACCAACCGAGGCGTGTCGATCACCGGGATGATCCTGAGCGTGACCGCGCTCGTGCTGGCCATCGTCGTGCAGTCCATCTGGCGCTCTATCTGAGCACCGACCGAACCTTCAGGTAGACGCGGTACAGCAGCCCGGGTGGGCTCTCCGTGTACTCGCTCTTGCGATGCTCCAAGGGCGTGCAGGCGTGGCACCGCATCGGGGGCGGAGCCTCATACATCCCCTCGTTTTCAGGGTCAGTCGTCTCGCTGAGCGGCAACCCGCAGCCGGGGCACTTCTCCAACTCGTTACGCCGATGAGCCTTGGCGTAGGCGAGATCCTCATCGAGCCATTCGGCGTCGTGAGTGAGCACCTCGCGGACAAGGTGCCCCCTCTCGTCGTACTCCCGCTCGATGACCGTCCTTCGTTGGCGGCCAAGCAGGATCGATCGAGGGATCCCGTACGCCGCCGCTAGCGCTACTTCTTCCGCGAGTTCCGGAGAGCTTCGGAGGCTCGCCTGGATTTTGGGAGATCCACACCGGATGTGTTCAGGTCGAACAGCAGCGCCTGCAAGCCGTTCCACTGGCCGAGCGGCAACTGATCAACCAGCGCTGTGGCCTGCTCGACGCTCATCTCCGGGTTAACTGCGCACGCGGCGAGTAGCGCCCGGCTGAACGTCTCCCCGTTCCACAGCCCGTTGTCGCTGTCTTCCCTCGGCGGGTGGGCGGCGATCAGGTCGGACCAGGCTTTGTGGGTGAGGGCGCGCAGGGTGACGGGGATGGTGTGCTCGGCCATCTCCGCCTCGATCTGCTGCACCCTCTTGGCCGCCGTCCTTGCCGCGGCGCTGACGCCGGCGAGAGAGCCGGAGTCGCCGCGCTGGGCTACCTCTAGCTCGGCCTCAGCCTGTTCCCACTGTGCCTGAAGGTCCGGCCGTACACAGAGCTGGTAGGTGCGCTCGGGCAGACGGATCTGCCCGAGGATGTCGTCGATGCTCTGCACTATGCCGCCACCAGCGCGTCAGAGTCGGACGTCGAGTGGTTGAACATCTTGCTGACGAACCGCTGTGCCGCGTTCAGCTCCGGCGGCTGCATGTTCGGTCGGCCGCACCTGACCGGGTACACCTCGACGTGCTGCCCGGCAGCGTACGCGGTCTCGTGTGCCATGTTCCGTCGGACGACCAGGTAGCCGAGCGTCCGGTCGGTGAGGGTGTTCCAGCCGATGTCCTCGGCGGAGATTTCCTTCCGCTTCACGGTCAGCTCGATCGAGTACTTGACGCTTCCGGCATCCTCGGTCTCGTCCCGCGAGGCCAGGGCGGTGTTGTCCACCGCGGCCTGCTCGGGGCTGATGCCCAGGCCGTCCTTGGTGATGTACTCCTGCAGATCCACGCCCGCGTTGCACTCGGCAGCGGTCGGCGCGGAGATGTTCGCGATCGTCAGGCAGAACGTCACCTTGACGTTGCCGTCGCCCAAAAGGTCGGCAGCCATGGGTCACTCCTCTTCGGTGGTCTTGGCCGCCGTGCTGCGGCGCGAAGTCTTGGGGGTCTCAACCGCCTCAGCGGGCGGGAGTTCGGGCTCGACGAACACCGCTTCAGGCGCGGCCTCGACGGGCTCGTAGTCGGGGAAATGGTCGAGCGCCTCGGCGGCGATCTCTGCGGTGAGGCCCGTTGTCTTGGATCGGACCATGATCCGGTTGCGTGGCATGTCAGATCCGCAGGGCCGCGAAGGTCACGCTGGTGACAGAGGAGCAGATGATCGTGGCCAGGCCGCTGTCGTCCGGGTCGCCGTACTCGGGCAGGACCGGGATGTGCATCTCCGCGCCGGCAGCGATGGTGAACGCCTTGTCCGGGTTGTCCACCTGGTAGTTGGTCTGTCCGACACCAGACACCGTGACTGTGATCGAGCCGCCCGAGCCGTTCTTGTAGTGCACCCAGTTCCGGGGGCCGGCCTTGACCTTGTCTCCGGTGGTGGCGGTCGCGCTGTAGTAGGTGGGCGTGACACCGCCGACGGTGATCGCCTGTGCTGTGCGGGTAGCCATTCGGGCTCCTCCAGGGCATGCCAAAGAGCCCGGCCACCTGAGGTGTCGGGCTAGGAATTGAACGGGGTTAGTCGCGCTGGGAGGTGAACTCGATCTCGACGATCGCCTGGTACACGGACACGGGAAGCGAATCGTCGCGTCGCAGGGGCCGCTGCCCAGGAGGAGTCTTCACCGGATACGTGGAGCGCCCCGGGACAGAAAGACGCTGTCCTATCAACGCTGCACTCACATCGTCAGCGGCGCCCCCAGCCTGCGCCGCGGTCGCGCCGAACAGGCTGATCTGCGCCTTGTAGGTGAGGTACTCGTACGGTTCGGCTGCGTTCCCGTCGGGGACGCCCGGAAAGGGGTAGACGACCGCGTACCTCTTGAACGGCGAGGCGCCTGGCGTTCCTTGCCATCCTGATTCGGCAGGCTTGGCCGCAACGTCGACCAGCAGCGGGATCGCCGCGATGGCGGCCACGACGGCATCGGTGTGCGGTGTTGAGGGCGCGACCGGGATCATTCGAGCGCCTTCTTCCCCACCTGCGACATGACGTCGTCGATTGGTGCGGTCGCCTTCTCGAACGCGGGACGCATGTACGGCTGTGGTGCGGTGCCAGGGTGCTGAACGCTCCTGACTGGGTGAGCGGCGCCCTCCCAGATCAGAGCCTTGGCGCCGCCAGCATCCACACCCTTGGCGCGGATCTCGTGGGGCTGCGTGCCGAACTCGACGTCGGCGCCATACGAGGCTGTTGGCCCCGCCTCAAACCCCATCCATTCGTCGACAGGGTCCACACCAATGGTGCCGACCAGGTTTCCGGTGTCGACTGGCGCAAGGCTTTGAGCTCCCGCCACGGTGTCGAAGCCGATCTTCTTGACGACGACCTTGGCCAGTGCCTCTACCTTCGGGCGCGCATCACCAAGATGGCCGATATGCCTGTCGAGGTCGGAGACATCCCAGCCCATTCACGCCTCCGGTTCGCTGAGGTTGAGCTTCGCGCGCAGGACCCGCTCGAACCGCTCGGTGGCGTACGCGATGTCGATGACGATCAGCTGCTTGCCGACGATCGCCGGGTCCGGGGCCTCGTCCATGGTGATGAGGTCGTGTTCTAGGACCTCGGCCGCGTCCCACTCGATCCCGACCTCGTAGGTGGCGACAGCGGTCTGCTGCTCCCCCACGACGACGATCGACGACGGGGCCGGCGCGGTGATTCTGCACGGCCCCGTGTAGACGGTCGTCGCCGTGGGCGGGTGCCAGGTCCCGTCCGGGTCAGTGGTGCCCTCCCCAGAGCCTTGCCGGGTGATGGTGCAGCGGCCCGTATGGGAGCCCGAGGCGACAGGACGGTGATGCTCAGACCACCTCGGATGGATCGGAGCAGAGCCTGTGAGAGGAGACACCAGGGCCTCCCCTCAGCAGGACTCGTAGCCGAGATATCCGCGCCACTGGTCGAAGTCCACGATGTCGAACCCGACCGAATCGTCTCCGACGCCCTCGTCCACTTGGCGGCGAAGCTCCGCTGCCCTGGCCCGCAGCTCGGCGGCCACAGCGGGGCCGTCGGTCTGCAAATCCTGAGTGCGGATCTTCTTGCCGACCATCGCCTCCGACGAGGCGATCGTGTCGAGAGCAGCCGCCGCAGCGAGCTTGACCGAGTCCTCCATCGACAGGAGGGCATCGATCTGATCGTCAGCCAGCAGCAGGGACGCCTCGTCGGCGTCCGGGATCAGCAGCCGCACTCGGCCTCGGTCGGTGGTGTAGTCGATCGCCATCAGGGGCTGAGAAGCCCAGCAGCGCGCAGCGACGCCAGCAGCGCGTTGACTTGAGTCTTCAGCTCGTTGATCAGATCCGCTTCAGGCTGGCCGTAGGTGGCGTCTGCATTGGCCGTCGCGACGTTGGGCACAGCAGCACCCTTCGAAGCCGCGGCCAGAGCGGGCTTGGTTCCGTAGTAGGCGGCCTTGGTGGCCATCAGCCGGTCTCCTTCACGGTTCTGGTCTTGCGGGCGCGCCGGGCCGGAGGCTTAGGCGCTTCCGACTCGGTTGCAGGTTCACGCAGTTCGACTGTCCCCGAGTCCGCCGAGGCGGGCTTTGGCGGGAAACGGTCGAGGAGTTGCGCCAGTAGCTGGTTGGTCTGGTCCTGTCTGTCGGCGATGGCAGCCCAGAACGCCTGGTCGCGGGTGATCGCCTTCGGCAGGTCGGTCACGGCGTGGTGTCGCCCGTCGAGCCGATCGTCATCTTCGGGTCGACGAACACGCCGCCGAAGATGTGGCGGATCTTCTTCGCCGACCCGTCCGTCTCGAAGTCGAACATGTCCTCGCCGCCGCCGATCCGGCGCGCGTCGGGGATCTTCTCGAACAGGGCGGGCGCCTCGTAGCCGCGCATCCGGCCGAACTCCATGGCCGGGCGGGGACCGCTCGGGTTGGCGAACAGCCACCAGGAGGTGTCAGCGTTGGCCGTGGTGGCCACGGACGGGACCCAGTAGTTGAGGCTGTGGCGGAGGTTTGCGGACACGCCGTTGCCGGAGATGATCTGCACGTTGCCGGAGGCGTCCACGACCCGGTACTGGGTGGTGTTGAGGATCTCCTCCGCCTCCAGCGCCAGGCCGGGGCCGGTGACGAGTTCGACGGCGTTGACCCGGATCGGGTTGCCATTGTCGTCCTTGCGCTTGAGCAGCTTCGTGATCGCGGCCTGAAGGTTGTCGCGGGTCAGCGCGGCCTCGGGCACGCCGTCGAGGAAGTTGTCGTTGCCGGTCGTGTAGACGGTGGTGAGCGGGCCGGACGCGCCGCAGAACAGGCGGGTGACGAACTCCTCCTCGCTGTCGCGGGCGGAGTCGGCAAGGTCCTGCGGGAGCCTCATGAACGAGTCGAGGTCGTCGTTGATCATCGCTTCGAAGGACAGGCCGAACGCGGCACCGTACTTCTCGACCTTGTACTTGTACTCGGCCTCGGTCTGGCCGCGCCGCTTGTACTCGCCGAGCTCGCCAACCTTGCCGAGCAGGCCGCGAACCCCGGAGGTGGCGAACCTCTTGACCTCGCGAAAGTCGTTCACGGTGGCGGCGCGAGTGTAGTTCATCCACGTCGGCGAGACGGCCTCGTAGGCGCCGTACAGCTGCCGATCCAGGCTGTCGGCGAACAGCTTCGGAAAGTCCGAGGTCGTCATCGCCTCGGTGAAGTGGTGCAGCGGGCGACGTCCGGTGTAGATCTCGTCCATGAACTTGACTGCTTCGGCGAACTTCGCCAGGTAGCGCGGGTCCTGGTTGCGCTGGCCGAAGCTCTTGCGCTCGCTGCCGAACATGGCGCCGATGGACGCGGTTTCGAGGTCGATCCGCTCGACCGTAGCCTCGAACAGGTTGCTGGTCATCTTGTTGCGGTCTCCCTAGTAACCGATGATCACGTCGATGGTGGCGGTCGCAGCAGAGCTGACCGCCCCGGCGGCGTACCCGAAGCGGACGCCGGTGTTCTTCTTGCTGAGGTTGGGGGTGTCGCCATCGACGTAGTAGAGGATGTCGCCCTCGGCCACAGCGGAGTTGCCGGACTGGTCGATGCCCTTGACGGAGAAGCTGGCGACGCCGTCGAACTTGACGGTCGTCTTGCCGTCGGCCTTCTCGTCGGTCAGTGCGACGCCGGGCCGCTGCCCGTACCGGACCGGGTTGCCGGAGACAGGGGTGGCGGGGTGGGTGACCGTCACATAGAGCTGGTCGCCCTCTTCGAAGCGGATGTTCGTTGCCATGGGTCAGGTCCTCTCTGGCCTTACGGGCGGCCGGCGGCAGCGAGCTTGGCGGCCTCAGGGGTCATGCCTCGCCGCACGTACGCCTCTTCGAGCTGGGTGGCGATGAGCGAGGTGTTGGCGCGCTCCTGCTCGGTGGCGGCGCCAGCGGTCGACTCGCCGAGTCCCCGCACCTGCCCGACGCCAGCGGCCTCAGCCAGCGAGGCAAGGTAGGAGGCTTCGGCGGTGACGAGCTGGTCGACGCGGGCCTTGAACCCGGCCTCGTCCAGCTTGTTGTCCTCGGTCAACGGCACCTGGCGCAGCGCCTCGTCCAGGACCCGGACGCGAGCCGCGGCCGGCATGTCGGCCTGGGTGACCATCTGCACGGCGATCGGCCGGGCAGCCTCAGCGGCGCGCAGGCGGGCAGCTTCCTTCAGCGCCTTCTCGGCCTCGGCCTTGGCGGCGGCGGCCTCCTGCAGTGCCTGCGCCTTCTCGGCCTCCAGGGTCTTGCGCGCCTCTTCGAGCTCGCGCGCCTGGTCCTCGTTCAGTTCGGGCATCTCGCCCTCCCTTTCGTTCTCGACGGCGGGCGAGCTGCCCGGCTCGTTCTCGATGACCGCCACCTTGGAAGGCGCGGTGTCTGTGGTGTCGGCCTCGACGATCTGCTCGGGTTCCTCGTCCGGCTCGCTTCCAGGCTGGTCGCCCTCGCTGACCTCGGTGGCCGGGTCGGGCGGCGTGGGGTCGTCGTAGATGTCCCGCTCGTACAGGTGGGGGACCTTCTCTGCGACGACGGCGTTGAAGGCGGTCAGTCCTTCGCCAATGGCGTTGGACAGGGCGATCCGCTCGTCGCGGGTGAGCTGGCCTTCGCCGAACATGTCGTCGGCGATCTGCGTGAACAGGCTGTGGATGCGCGATTCGAGCCAGTGGCCGACGTTGCGCGCTTCCTCCACTTCTGCCTTCTGGCCTGTGGGGGTCTGCGCTTCTGTCGCCTTGCGGAGTAAATCGCCCGCCTGGGCCCGCGCGGATTCGAGTAGGGCCACAATCTTGCCTCCAGCGCCGGCCGCGGTCACGAAGTCCACGCTCGCGGCTTCAGTCAGGGCGGTCACAATCGGCCCTCGGATCGCTTCGTCCTTCGACGCCTCGACCGTGCCGGACGCCCGGATGCTCATGCCGATGTCGCCGGACATGGCTTCGATGACGGGTGCCCAGTGCGGGTACACCTCGACGTCGGCGTACAGGCCGTCGCCCTCGTAGACGGCGGTGGTGGCCAGCCGTCCGGCGAGGTCGCGCACAGACCGTTCGGGCCGGTCGTACGCCTCCGTGGCGCCGGGATGGTCCAAGAAGACAGGCAGGCCCTCCCGGAAGACGCCGGCGTCTCGCTTGAGCATCTCCGCCGGGTAGAAGCCGCTGCTGCCCTGGATGTCTCCCTGGATGATGCGGGCTCGGAAGCGGCGGCCCTTCGGGGTCTGCCCTCCGGCGGCCTCAGCGAGCGGCACGCGCTCGGTGAGCGCCTGCTGTTCGGGCATGGTGTCTCCTTGGTGGCGTTCGCCCAGAGAAGAGGACGTAAGCGTGGGCTGCGGTCTAAAGTCCGCGCCGTGGACGAATTCATCGCGTGGATCAAGCAGTTCGACATCGACTTCGGCGATGCGCCCGCCTGGGCGGCACTGCTCATCTCGATCTGGGTCTGGTTCTCATCCAGGCGCTGGCAGCGAAAGAACTCGAGCATCGCCGAGAGGTCTGCGCGAGCAACCGAAGACGCTGCGGAGGCCACCAAGGTGTCCGCGGATGCCGCAGTTCGCTCGGCGAACGCCGCCGAGAAGGCGACGGCCCTAGCCGAGCTTGCAAGCCAGCCTCCGCCACCGCCTGCCGCAAAGGTCTCGTGGCGCATCCAGCTTGTACAGAATGCGCTCTACCGCCTCAGGAACACGGGCGATGCCTCGGCGAGCAAAGTGAACGTCGACAAGGCGCTGACCTCTGGCATCGTCGAGGGCTTGCCCCAGGATGCGGCTGTTCGCGCTGGCGGTTCGGTGGAGTTCTACATCATCGACGTCAGTGAGGAACCGTTCCCTGGGGAGATTTGGTTGACGTGGGAAGGACAATCCGAGCCCGTCCCTGTCGCTGTCCCTCAGTGATCGGTTAGGCCACCTGAGCATCCCTGCCCGACAAACCCTTAAGCGGCCTCACCTGATAGGAGGGCCTCCAGTCGGGATTGTCACGCCGCTGCGGGATGTCCTGCCAGGCGAGGTTCCCGGACTTGAGCAAGTCGAGCCGGCGGCGCCCCATGATCTGCTGCTGTTCCGCGTCCGTCAGGGTGTCGAACCAGGTTCGAGCGTCAGGCAGCAGGCTGGGCGGCTCGGGGATGTCGAATCCGAGGTCTGCCCAGCTCTTCGTCTTGGGCGTGCGCGAGCATCGGCAGTTCGGGTGCCCCTGCGGGCCCGCCTCCGACACCGGGTGCTGGGTGCCATGCATGGCCAGGCATGCGGGGCAGACGCGAGGGTCGAGGGAAGCGTTCCAGATCCAGCCGTCGAGGACGTCGGCGTGATCGGCTTGGGATGCGTCAGCGGCAGCCCGGGAAGCGTCCAGCATCTCCGTCCGGGCGATCGTCGCGGCTCTCGCGAGTCCGCCGTTGAATGCGCCCTCGACACGCCTCAGCATGCGCCTGGCTGCCTCGCGCGGGTTGTCCCCCACCGCTACACCACGCACCAGTTCGCCGCGTACGGCCTCGGTCGCCTCTCGTGACAGAGGCCGGGCCCGGGAGGTGATCTGCTGCGTGGTGCGGGTGACGATCGCCGCCAACGGGTCCTGGTCGGCCCGCCCGAACCGGACCGCGAGCTGGAGCCGCGACCCGGGCGGGAGCTGGCTGGCGGTCAGGTCCCGCTGCGCCGTGTACGTCACCCGGGCCGCCTCATCGGCGGCAGCGGACGCGGTACGGATGGTGAGGCTGGCGAGGCGTTCGAGCGCTTCCCGGATCAGGTCGAGCGCTGTCATCGCCCGCCGGGTACGGGCGATCTGCCGTCGCGTGGGCCAGCCTCCGTCTGCCGAACGCAACAGCTCGTCGATCGCTGCCGCGGTCTCGTAGACGAGTTCGTCCCACGCTCGCACCCAGGCGCTAGTCAGCGCTCTTACGCTGCCGTCGGCGATCTGGTTGATCTGGGCTCTCAGGGTCGCTATCAGCCTCATCGTCTCCGGAGTGATCGCCACCGTCGCCTCCGTCGCCCTGGTCCTGGTCTGGAGACTGGTCGGTCCGGTCTCCGCCGAGCATGCGGGCGGGGTCCTCGCCACGGCGGAACGCGTCCACCGCTGCCTGCCCTGCCATCCCGGCAGCACCTTCGGGAGGCTTGAAGTTGCCGTCCTCGTCGGTGAGTTCCTGGACGATCTCGTCCACGTCCTTCACGCCGAGCGCCTCCAGCAGGAGGCGGACGATCACCAGAGGAGGCAGGTACCCGGTCTGGTCAGCCTTGGTGATGGAGTCGATGACCGTCGCAGGGTCGATGTCGTCGATGTCGGGCCACGAGATGTCCAGCGTGGCCTCGACCCCGCCAGCCAGTTCGACTGTCTCGACTCCGTCGTCCACCGTCACAGTGCCCTTCAAGGGGCCTTGTGGGGCCTTCGCGGCGGCGGCTATGACGTAGCCGAGGATGGCCTGGAACGTCTCTGTCCACGCCTGCCGGCGGTGCTCCATGGTCCGCTCGGTTGGGCTATCCAACGTTTCCGCGGTGGCTCGCGCGCCGGTCACGCCCGGATCGCCGAGCAGCATCGTGACGGGCAGATCAAGCGCACTGGCCGTCATGGCAGCAAGAGGGCGGCCCGACTCGGAGTCGATCGTCGCCCCGGACTTCGGGACCGCTTCGAGCGCCATGTCCGGAGTCATGAGCGCGGTCGCCCCAGCGCGTTGGCCCTCTCCCGTGTACCGGTCGGTAGCAGGGGCGGCGGCGATGCGCGCCTTGGCGGCGGCCTGCTTGCTGCCCTTCGACGTGAGTCGCCACGCGAACCTGGACAACGCCTTCACGAGCGTCGCCCAGTCGGTCAGAAAGTCCTTGTAGGCGGAAGCCCAGTCGATCGCCGCGTAGACGACGCCCAGCCCGAACTTCCAGCCCTTCAAGCCGCCGACCTTCATGTGGAAGACGGGCGCGTCCCACATCACCTCGGCGGCCTCGCCCGTCTGGTCACGCACCCGGAGCGGCTTCGGCCCGTCGGGGCGGTAGCCGAGCGCCGGGTAGTAGACGGTGCGATGCCTGGACGTCTGCCCGCCCGTGATCGGGTCGGTCGACGTCTCGTAGTAGACGCGCTTGTAGTACCAGGGCTCGGAGCTGTCCTCTGGGTTGGCGATGACGTCGGCGATCTCGTCCCATGGGATGCTGCGGGCCTTCACCTTGCCGGTGCGCGGGTTGGTGAACAGGGCCCAGAACAGGTTGGCGTCCGTGTCCAGCGCCCGCTCGTTCTCCTCGCGCGCTTGGGCGCCGGTCAGGCAGCGCTTGTTGCCCGGGTCGTCGAGGAACGACTGGATCAGGTCGTTGACGTCCTCGTCGCGGGCGCTGATCTCGACGCCTTGCCCCCACACGTACGCCATGCGTAGCGCGAGGCCGCGTTTGATGAGCGGGTTCTTGAGCGCCATCAGCCGGTTGACGGCGGAGATCTGGCGGAGGCCGTCGCGCGAGAACTCCTGGTCCGCCATCGTGGTGAGCCGCTGCCACCCGGGCTCGTACATCCGAGCCTCAAGGTCGGCGATCGACTCCTGGAGGTGGGCGACCATCTGCCGCTCGGCCTTGACCACCTCGGCCAGTTCGGTCTGGCCTGTCACCCGGTAGAACGTTTCCTGGAGTCGGGAGGCGATACCCACGAACGGCCTCCCTCAGCTCAGTACGGCGAGATGGCGTAGCTGTCGAGTTCGTCGTCCAGCTCAGTCGCGTCGATGATCAGGTCTCCGGCGAGGATCGGCGCAAGCAACATCCGGTTGATCGCCTGTGTCGCGGCGTCGACCTGGTCGTCATGGGAGCCGTTGGGGAAGGCCGCAGCCTCGTTGATGAAGCCGCCGACCCAGGGTGCGACCTCGGGAGAGGGCAACCACACTTGGCCCGCCTCGATGAACGGTGTGACAGCTCTCGCTCTGGCCTCTTTCGACCCGTCTGGTTCGACTGGAACGAGGCCGGACACCTGACGGGACAGGCTGTTGATGACGGCGGTGCCGTTGGCCTTGTCCTCCACCAGCTTCAACGTCGCCTGAGGCCACTTGGCGGCCATCTGCCGCAGCGCGGCGCAAGTGGCGGTGAAAGACAGCCGGTCGTGTACCTGGTCGAGCAGGAACAGCTCCAGCCCGTACCTGGCCCACACCTGCCCGACGACGTAGTCGGAGCCGTCGGTGTCCTTGAACGCCATGTCCCACGACATGCAGACTTCGTCGGCGCCGGGGGCGATGTGCGTGCCGTCGTCGCGGACGATCCACCGCGGCGATGTGAACTCGCGCCACCAGTCACGCTGGAAGATGTCGCCGGCAGCCGGAGCGGGCCGACCTTGGTAGAGGCTGGCCCATGTGCGCGAGCCTGAGCGGACCTTGATGGCCTCCCACTGGGCTCTCGTACGTCCGCGCGCCGACTGCATGTACTCGCCGGGCTCGCGGCCGAGCGGGTCCGACTCGCCCCTGTTCGGGTCGTGATCGGCTTGGGCGGGGATGTTGACCACCCGCCACAGGTGGCCATCCTCTGCGGCGAGGAGCCGGCCTGCGAGGTCGTCCTCATGCCATCTGGTAAGGATCAGTACCACCGGGGCGCCGGGGGCGAGGCGGGTCGCGGCGACGTCCGTCCACCAATCCCACGCCCGCTCACGGTACGTCGGGGAGTCGGCCTGAGCGCGGTCCTTAATCGGGTCGTCGATGACCATCAGGTCGACCGGCCGACCCGTGAGCGCTCCGCCGATGCCGGCCGCGTACACGCCGCCTTCGTGACCGACGAGCTGCCACTCATGCTGTGCGGACAGGTCGTCGCGTACGGACAGTCCGAGCTTCGACCCGTGGACGAGGATGTCGTCCCGGATGGCACGGCCCCACCGTCTGGCAACGCCATGCTCGTAGGAGGCGATCGCTACTCGGGTGTCGGGCCTCTGCGTCAGCGCCCACAGAGGGAAGCGGCGAGAGGCCCGTTGGCTTTTCCCTCCTGAGGCGGCATCGACAAGACGAGGCGACCATCAGGCGTGTTCAGCAGCCGGACGAGTTCAGCGTCGATCAGGTCGAGTGCCGGCGTCTGCCGCGTCTTCCGATCGAGAGACTTCGCCAGTTCGCCTGGTGTTGCCCACAGCGGCCGGAGGTGGCCGAGCTTGTTGATGGCCGCTGTGCGCAGCGTGGCGAGGAGCTGCTCCTGAGCTTCGGCGGGCCAGTCGCGCCAGCCGCGCGGGAGCGTGGAAGGCGTGCTCATGCTCACCTCGCGCTCTACGGTTCCGATGGCTCCGTGTCGTCTGTCATGCCGAGCTGCGCTGCGAGCTGTTCGATCTCGGACGTGATGGCGTCGGACACGGTGACGCTCGTCTTCGCCGGCGCGTCTAGACCGAGGAGTTTCGCCCGACGCTCCTGGATCTTCAGCAATCGGTCCATCGCGGCAAGGACGGGCCCGTTGTCCGCAAGGGGTGGGCCGCCCTCTTCCAGGTAGATGACCTTGCCGTGAGAGATGGCGTAGTGCTCGGTCTCCAGCACTTTGAGCGCCGCCTGGTACATCTGGTCCAGGCGTTCCAGCTCGACGGCGCGAAGGTCGTCAGCAGCTTCCTGGACCGTCTCGGCGAGGACGCGTTTGACCGCCTCGTGCGCCTTGCCCGGTCCTGCGAAGCCGAGCTCGTCGGCGATCTGCCGGTAGGTGAGACCACGAGTGCGGAGGCGGGCTGCTTGGGCGTCTCGTGTGGCGGTGTCGGGGTTGCGTTCGAAGCGCCCGTTGCCCCCTCTGGTTCCCTTGGCCATGGGCGTTCCCCCCGAAAGCTAGGTAACGAGCGGCTTCTGAGACTCCTGGCGAAACTACGCAGCGTTGCCGTTTTGCGGTCTCCCGCCGGTGGCGATTTGTACCGAGAGTGACGGAATAGACGGGAGAGGACAGTAGCGCCCGCGGCAGGCACACTGCGGTGTCAGGTCAGCCTCTGGAAGGAGATCCGATGATGATCCGAGCCGATGTAACGCTGCTCAACCGCCGATCGCTCAACCCGATGACCAGTTCCAACCTGGATGGGATCTGGTGCTGCTCGTCAGGGTTTCATTCGGACGGCCTCGTGGATGAAGGGGTCGTGCCGGCGAGGGAGGTTCCGGTGGGCGGGCCCTTCGTGGGCGTGTTCGTTCCGCTGCGGCGTTACCACTGCACCATTCATCAGGAGAAGGTCGTCTTCGCTCTGAGGTGAGGTGTGGCGACGGCCCCGAGCCCGGGGTAGCTCTCGGGGCCGTCTAACCTGCGGTGATCAGGCCGCAGGGTTCTTGAGGCTGTGGGTCAGGCAGGTATTCGAGTCGGGCTAGCGGCTGGCGTCGAGCAGAGCTACAGCCTCTGGGGTGAGGTGCTCGCGTAGGCGCGGTAGGTCGCATGTAAGGATGCGGTCCAGCGCGATCGGCGAAGCGTGCTCCCAGCCGCCTTCGGCCTCGACCTGTTCCAGGCGGCCTACGAGCGTGGCGAGGTCGAGCTGCAGAGAGTCCACCTCAGGCACCGCGGCCCTTCCCGATCGCCTCCAGAACGAAGAACGCTTCGCCGCGCTTCATTGGCTGGTCAGTGCCTATGAGCGCTTCAGCGAGCTTGTCGGCGTAGTCCACGGCCACGCCGTCCGGGGAGCACCAGTCGCGCATGTTCCACGCCAGGGCGATCACGCGGTCAAGGGTGCGCTCATCGGCGGCGATACGCGCCCGTAGGCGCTCCACCTCTTCGTCGCGCACCGTCATCAACCGCTCGGGCAGCGTGCCCCGGTAGGCGTTGCCGTTCGGCTGATCCAGCAGTGAGGAGATCGCTTCTGCGTACCGTTGGCGGAGGTCGTCTGTCATGGGGTCTCCAGGGTGAGGGTTGTTCCGGGCGGGCTCTCCCAGCGAAGACGCGCACCTAGATCGGGTGTGTCCTCATACCCGCCCGGAGGTCTACGAGGTCAGAGGCGGCCTCTCTCCTTACGGAGTTCGCAAGCGAGCGCCACCACGAGACCGAACACCAGCACATCAGCGACGGCAACGAAGAGAAGCCCGTCGCGGACCGCTGCGAAGGCGTCGCCGAGGACGTGGAAGCAGAGAGCGGCGATAAGGGCGATCTTCACGCCCCGAGGGAGGCTGGTCTTCACTCGCTCACCCACTCAGGGTTGAAGCCGGGACGGTGGCGGCGACCAGCGGCCAGGGCGATGAGCGTGTCGCACGGGAACTTGCCGATGAGCGGCCCGTCCCAGTCGAAGCAGCACACCTCGCACACCTTGCCGGGGTCCTTGAGTTCGCGGTACTCCACCCGCCCGTAGCCGTCTACAGGCTTGTGTATGTCGAGGATCTTCAGCTCGGCTTCGCAGCGGGCGATCGTGTCCCTGGGGTCGTGGCGCTGGATGTGGTCGAGATCGACCGAACGCCCCTCGGAGTCGCCATAGCAGCAGCCACAGGAACCGCCCACGACACCACGACGAGCGTGCATCCCTTGCGGCCAGGACATGACGAGGTCACGTTCGACGAACCAGGCTCCGCCGTCCGGGACCTGACGCTCCTCCCAGGCGCGGCCAGAGGCGTCGGGGCCATCAGGAAAGAGGTACTCCACGGCACGCGGCGAGGACGCCGCTCCTACGGCTACTGCCTTGTCGCCCTCTATCGTCGCCCTCAACCAGGAGAGCAGGTCGGACATCAGGCCGTCCCCTGACCGCGTACCTCATCGGCCACGAGAGCCGCGAGCCGGCCGTACTTCTCGGACGTCGTGTGCCCGTCCCACTGCGGAGCCCTGTCGATCGGGACGTGCCGACCGGCAACGGGCACATGCGGGAACAGGTGCAGGTCATCCGGCGAGAGGTGCCAGGAGAGCTGACCGCGTGGGGTGTCGATGTAGATGACGGGCCAGTCTGGCTCGTTCGGGTCGTTGTAGGCGATCACCGAGTCGTACTCGACAGCCAGGTAGGCGATGAGACGCGCTCGTTCGCTGTAGACGCCGGGACCTTCGGACTCGGGTTCGACCTGGCCGGGCTCGTCGCTCTCGGCACGCTTGTGGTTCAGGGCACACTCAAGGGCATCGTCGGCAGCCATCAGCAGGAGCGCGATCACGTTGACCCGGTCGTCGTCCGTGGTCGCCATGAAGCCCTGAATCCACTCGCGGGCCTGCTCGCGGCGGTCCATGGGGATCTCGCGCGGTGGCGTCCAGCCGAGAGCGATCAGCGCCTCTCTGGCCCCATCAGGCATCGACACGAAGGACCGCGAGTCCCGCAAAGCGAGACCAGTCACCTCGATTGCGTCGATCGCCAGCTCAGCCGAGACGCGCGGCCCACTCTTGCGCGGGTCCACGTCGATCGAGAGAGACCGGAGTCCCTTGCTGAGGTCGTGGCCGTCCAGGGTCACGGAGTAGCTACCGCGCCCTCCGGACAGGGTCAGCTTGCGTTCGGACATGACGTCTCCAGGTGGGGTTACAGGTGTTGAGGTGCCCGGCCTGATCTCTCCCCCACCCTCGGACCCCACGTCCACAAAGGGAGAGACCAGACCGGGACACGAGCTCAGGCGATCCGCGGGGGCGGGCATCGCCGAGCGAGCGCACCCGTCCGCCGGGCAGGTGCGCGTCTATGGGGATCTCTACGGCTATCTAGGAGCCGGAAACGGCGAAAGCCCGCCTGCTCGGGGAGAGACAGACGGGCTTCTCGACGGCTCTCGCCGAAGCTATCAGCAGAGATCATGTCACCTAGTAGTTGTTCACGCAACTACAAGGACACGCTGATGCCCTCTGGTGTCGCCCGAGGCCATCAGGTCGATCACGTCGCCGACACGGAACAGCGCCCGGCCTGCGTCGTCGCGGCCCGCGGGGAACAGCTTCTCTCTCGCCACCCACGTGTGCAGAAGCGCGGGCTTGATCGGCCTCACCAGCGAGGTCAAAGCGCGGGCGATGGCCGGCGCGGCCAGCTCTACGTCTTCCAGCGCGTCCAGCATCCATCTGCGGCGAGCCTCGATCTCGTACACGAGCCGGCCGCCCTCCTCGTCTCGGCACCACCGGCAGGCGACACGCGCCGCTCCGGGACGGGCGTACAGGTCGCCGTCGCAGGCGTCGCAGGGGCCGGCGTAGATGAGGTCTCGGGGTGGAGCGTCAACAGCCCACCGGGCGTTGCGTACCGCGGTGAGGATCTCCTCGACGGCGTCGGGGCCGGCAGGGTGGCGGATGAGCGCGTCGGTGTGGCGGAGCAGCCAGGTGGCGGTGTGGGCGGGTTGGTGGCGGGGTTCGCGTCCGAGGTCGGCGTACACGCAGGTGGGGTGGTTGCAGGAGCGGCAGACGGGCCCTTGGAGCTGCTGGACGGTGTCGTTGAGGACGCGCGCCCAGCCGAGCAGCATCACCTGTAAGACGGTCGTCGCTTCGGAGGCTCGTTCGTGCCACGGGAGGGGGCGCTCGTCGGAGTGTCCGCCTACCGACCCTCCGCCCATGCGGGTTTGGCGGGTTATGGCGAGCTGCAGGTCATCCCACAGACCGGGGATGGAGCGGAGTTCGCGGTCGAGTTCGGCTTCGCAGGCTCCGCAGATGCGGGCCGAGCCGGGCATGGTGCGGTCGCAGATGCTGACCGGGCAGTCCAGAGCCAACGTGTCCCCCTGACGTGCTTGTACGCTTACGGGAGACTCGTGTGGGTTGAGGGGCCTAGAGAGTCGGGCGAGGACTAGTGGGACGAGGCGGCTCTCCGGGACCAGCGGAGGGCCGCTTTCGCGTTCAGTGAGAGTCTGCCGTATGCCAGACGGGGATGTGACGCAGCAATCGTCTCACGAGCGTCTGTTCTGCCACACCGCCACCCCGATAGCGGTGACCAGGAGAGCGCCCAGGGCAGCAGGGAACGCTATGGGCGCCAAGATCGTCCCCCACCAGCCTGCACATGCGACAGCAGCGACGGCTACGACCGTGAGTCCGAGACCACCCCATCTGAACGCTTGCTGTCGTCGCGCCTTCTTGGTCTCTGCTGGGAGGAGTTCCCACAGCATGCCGCAGTCGGGGCACCTCCACCGTTGGCCGTCATGAGATGCGGAGGGCCGAGCGCAGGCATGCTCGGTCACAGCGTCGTTCCTCCGCAGGTGCCGCACGGCTTCTTCCTCTTGGCCAGAGCCTTGCTCAGCTCCATTCTGACCGGAGGGTGCAGGGTGTAGTTCTGGACGGCGCCGCCCTCCTGTCCTGAGGTCAGCCCGATGCAGTCCGGGGAGGAGTGGTAGCAGTCGCCTTCGCCAGTCACCCACACGTGCGTCATGGTGTCGTTCCTTCCGCGGACTTACCTCCCTCTAGCAGGGTGTGGATCAACCCAGCGGCCTCCTTTCCCGTCACGGACTTGTTCATCCTCATGTCGGTGCCGGGCCGCCATGCAGACACGAAAAAGCCCATTCCCTTGAAGCTGTCTTGCTCGTATTCGGCGAACGTTTCGAGGTCGGCCTGATCTCCGTCTTGCCAGGTCCAGTCCGGCAGTGCGATGGCTACTGGAGGAGGCTGGTCACCGCCGATCGTCTGCCTCGGTGATCTCAGGGTTGATGCCCGCGCTCCCGCCCTCAAGCCACGCGACGAACGCTTCAGCGTCCGGACGGCAGTGGAAGGTGATCTCGTCGATGAGTCCGTGGCGCAGGAAGCTGACCTTGTACATGCTCTACTCCTGCTCAGACTTGGTGGCGATGAGCTGGTCTGCCGCGCCTTTGAACGCTGCTACGACCTCTCCCAGAGCGGTGCCGACGCCTCGGACGTATGGCTCGCCCAGCGTCCTCACGTCCTCGACGAGCTGGGCCAGGCTGGGGGTCTCGCTCATTGGGACTCCTCGGTAGACGGCTCTGGAGGCAGGCTAGCGTCGAGAGCGGTGGAAGGTTCGGCGTAGCGGTGGCGGAGGTCTTCAGCCACGGCGACGTTCCTCCTCCTGTGCTGCGATCACAGCGCCGATGAAGCGCCTAGCTTCCTCCAGTTTCGGGTCCGGCTGGCTGGAGTCCGCCTCCGCATGGGCCCGCTCATAGTCGCTCTGGACGAAGTACAGCGGGCATCCCTTGCCGTCGTCGCGGATCGCCTGGCCTTTCCCGTTCTCGAACGTGAACGACACGCCAGCGCGTTTGATCGCTCCGTTGTCGTCGAGCCTGTCGGCCCACTTGCGCAACCAGGCGGCAAAGCGAGGCATCTCAGGCATCGGCTGTCCTCTCAGGTAGGGCTCCCAGAGCGAAGCGTGCCGTCGCGTCCGGGTACGATTCCACGCCGATGTAGCCGCGCCCTCGGGACACGTACTCGGCGACACAGACCAGCCCTTCGTGAGCGATGGCGGAGACGACGGCCAGACCGGCGTCCTCGACCGCTCGCACGTGCACCTCGGCAGCGGCCACGCACACAGAGCAGCCTCTCCCCTCCTCGGGACGGGAACAGCCGTGCAAGGCGATCAGCTCAACGGGAGTCACGGGCTTCTCCTATCTGGCAGGCGACAGCGAGATCGGCGCGGCAGTCCAGCCACGTCGCCGCCATCCGCCAGGTCCGCCTAGCGAGCGGGCTCCGGGCACCCTGAGGGCCGTCCGTGCCGGTCAGGCGGGCGATGACAGCGGCTTCACGTAGGGCTTGGGCGGCGAGGATCGGAGCAGCAGCCGTGAGAGCAGCACGGGCGACGTTGTAGTCGAATCCACGCCGCTCCACGTACTCGTGATCCACGCCGTCGATCGCGGCTTGTACGGCTTCCTCGGGAAGGTCAGGCATCGGCCACCTCCAGGAACAGGCCAGGGTAGGCGCTCTCCAGATCGCGGGCGGAGCGCGGGTCGAACATGAGAGGGCAGTCGTGCCCATCGTGAGCACCGCACGGGTAGCAGTAGGCGTCCTTTGCCGCCACCTCTTCGACGTGGTACTGACACACAGGAACGTCGGCGTGAACGTGCTCGTGGACGCAGCCAGCCGTGATGGTGATCACCGCCTGCCGGCCGCACGTCCCGTCATGGCGCCTGCCGCTGAACAGGCACCCGTCGGCTTCTGCTGGGATGGGGTCAGGCATCGGCGTACGCTCCGTCCGCGATCTCCAGTAACACGTCCGCATGGCACGGGCCCTCCGGGCACCAGCAGGCCAGATCCTTGCCTGCGAGTTCCCGCCGGATCTCTTCCAGGGACGGGTAGGCGTTGCCGTACCGCCCGTTGAGCAGGTCCCACTTGAAGAACTTGGCGGCGAAGTAGCGGGCTGTCTCGATGTCGATGTAGCTGGGGCCGCCGTGGTGGTCCATCGGGCTGCCGTGGACGCGGTACATGCGGCGGCCGTCGCGCTCGCTGCGCTCGGGCGTTATGCGGATCGGGTTGCCCCACCTTGTGCTGCGGTCCACGCAGACCGCGCCCTCGGGAAGCCGGAAGCCCTTCGTGCGTCGCCTCTGGATGCGCTTCGGCTCTCGGGTCTCAGCCACGGTCCACTTCCCTCACTCGGTACAGCCACGAGCAGACGGTGGCTACCGTGGCGGTCTCCCACAACGTCATCCACTTCAGGATGGCCTCGTCGTACGCCCCCAGCTCGACGCCGGACAGGGCTTCGCGGAGCGCTTCCTCGTTCGCCGGCGCCGACATGGTGCCAGGCTCGTACTGGATCGCAGAGTACGGGGGCTCCTGGATCGGGTGTAGCGGGATGCGGTCAGCCACGGTCCCTCTCCTCTACGCTGGCGCCGTCGGGCGAGGGGGCCGTAACGCCGTGAACGTCGGCGAGGCCGCACCAGATGCAGCAGCGGCCCGCGCCACGGTTGATGTCGTACAGGCACCACCAGTCGGACATGCCGCACTCGGTGCACGGGTTCGCGTCCTTGGGGCCGCGATCGGTGTAGGTCTCACGCGCGACGTCGGCCATCGGGTCAGCCCTCCTCGGAGGAGGAGTCCGGAGAGGCGGAGGCGCATGCAACGGGCGGAATGTTGCCGCCCACGTCCAACGCCTTCCACGCCTCGTCCACGGTGTCGAACTTGCCTAAGGCTTCGATGCCCGCGAGTCCGAGCCTGCGGTAGGCGTACACGTCGCGGGCGTTCGGGTGCGTCCGCCGGTGCTCGTCCATCCAGGCGTGGAGGCTCAGCTCGATCGTGGCAGGCACGGCGTTACCGTCGATGTACACGGCGTAGAGATGGGCGTGGTAGCCGTCCGGTTCGCGGACGCAGTGAGCGGTGGGCATCGGTCGGTCTCCGTTCAGGGGGTCTGGGGGCGAATCTCGGGGCAGCCCTGCACGTGCTCGTCCAGCGCGGGCAGCGAGCCGTGCATGGCGTTGCAGCCGGCGCACACGTACACGTCAGCGCGGCGGTACCCGACCGTGAGAAGTGATCCTGAGTCGGGGTCGTAGGCGGTGACGGTGCCGCTGTCGCGGTAGTCGAGCTGGAGCCGGGCGCTCATGTCGTTCTCCGTGGGGTCAGGGGTGGGCGGGAAAGCGTTGTCCGAGAGGGTGGTCCCGGTCGGTAGAGACCGGGACCGGAAGAAGGTCAGGCAGTCGCGGCGCGCACCAGCAGGTCCCACTCGGCGCTGTCAGCGAGGATGAGCGTCTCCAGCTCGCCGTCCTCCAGCCACGGCCAACCGCCCCGCAGGGAACGGCGGGACAGGTCACGCATCAAAACGCTCGCGGCCCACTCCTCGCCGCGCTCGCACAGGAGCTTCTTCGACTTGGCGGCGGCGCACGGGTCCACGAACCTGCTCTTCGCCGCCTCGGCGCGGCCCTGGGCAGCCAGCTCGGCGAGCTTCTCGGGGGTGAGGGTCGTCCTCATCTCTTCTCCTACGTCCGGGGCTGGTGTTGGTCAGGGAGAGGGGGCGGGCCCCGAGGAGGGGCCCGGAGGTATGTCAGGCGAAGTCGTCCACGGCGACAGCCATGGCGAGGGCCGCCAGGTCGACGGTGAGGTGCTGCAGCCGGGCTACCGCCTCGTCCGACAGCACGTGCAAGGGACGCCCGGCGCACACGGCCCGGAGCGCCGCCCGGGTGTCGGCGTCGGCGACGTACCACGGCTCGGCCACTGCCCGCAGGGCGACCACCTCGGTCAGCGTCGCCGTCCCGGTGCGGCCCTCCGCGAGGATGGCGCCGATGGCGCCGATCGCCCTGACGATGACGTCGATGTCGAGGCCGCAGGCGGGGATGTGGCCGCGGTCGACGCCGTCGGCGATCCGGGCCGCGTCAGGGTCGTCGTCGCCGAAGACGGTCAGGTCGTAGCCGGCGAAAGGTCCGCTCGTGCGGCGGAAGGTAGCTACCGGCTGGTCGGTGTAGATGCCGAGGGTGAGGGTGTGCTGCCAGTCGGGTGAGGCGTACAGGCGGTCCAGCAGGAGGTCCATGGCGGGGCGGGCGGCGATGGTCGGAGCGATCGTGATGGTCAACGGGTCTCCTCGGTCGAAGGGCTTGCGGTGGTGCCCGCCCGGGACTCGCACCCGGGTGTCTGCTGGTCGGGCTGGGGCCCCTCGCGGGGCCCGGTCCGGCTACCAGTCGGGGCAGAGGGTGGGGTTGATCTCGCGGACCTTCGCCCAGAACAGGTCCTCGTCGCGGGTATTCATGCCGGCGGTGTGGGCAGTGAGCTCGTCGAGGGCGAGGTTCGGGTTGTCGGCGAGAAGGGCTGCGGCGGTGAGGCTGGCGGTCATTTCGGTCTCCCTGGCGTCTCGCTTAACCTTGTAGCCACACAGTAGTATGAAACCTTGTGGCTACACAAGGCCTGTGGGAAGATTTCTTTGTGGCCACAGAGAAGATGAGCGAAGACGCCGACTCCACACACACCCCCATCAGGCGCTTTCGCGCCCCAGACCACCTCTGGGAGGCGTACGAGACCGTCTGCAAGCGCGTGTTCAGCCGAGAGCGGTCCGAGGACATCGTCGAGCACATGCGTACCGTCATCGCCGAGCACGGTAACGCCGCCGAACTCGCCAAGCTGGAGCTCGCCGAGCAGGAGCTTGAGGAGCGCCGAGCCCGCAAGGGAGGCCGCCCCCGTAAGACGCCTCCTGCCGGCGAGTAGCCCTCACTGGACGACGAAGACCACGGCGCACAGGACTGTCAGACGGGTCACTGGGACGCCTCCCCAGACTGGTGAGAGGCGCGCACCTGCGCACTGAGTGCCCACGCTTCTGCCCAGTCCTTGGTGTACGTCGCCTCGACGTCCCACTTGCCGGGCTTGCGCTGCCCACCGAACGGCTCCCTGCCGTCCCGGTTGACGACGAGGACCTCTCCGAGGATGAACACGCCTTGCGTCCAGCGGCCATCGCCGATCTCGGTGATGACACACAGCTCCAGGTCTGCCAGGTCCACCGGTCCACCGTTGAGGACGTGGAGGACTCGGTCTGCGGTCAGGCCGGTCTCGCTCATCGTTCGATTCCTCTCTCGAACACAGCCCACCTTGAGCCATGTCTCGATCTTGATTAGGACTGGAGTTTGGATTCCGGAGCGCCGAGAGCCGCCAGAATCGACGCTCGGCGCTCAGAAGTAGTCGCGGCTTAGCGGGAGACCCGAGACGGCTCTACGCCCGCCGTAGGCATCTCTGAGACGTGAGCGCGGGCATCCACGTCCGAGGCGCCCCCGCCACACGGACTCGCTCGCCCGAGGGCAGCAGTTCGGCGAGCGCCACAGCGGGCGTACGGTGACCGAGCTGATGGCACGGGATACACAGCAGGTCGCCCTCGTGCAGCAGCCGAGCATGCCGACCGCAGAACCGGTCATCGTCCAGGTGCTCACTCACGCACCCGGTCACGTAGGTCACCGTGACGGGCTCCTGGCAGTACGGCATGCCGAGCAGGTCGACCAGTTGGACCGAGCAGCCCACGGCGTTCTTCTCGGAGGTGTCAGCCACGGACCAACACCTCCTGCGGGAACTCGTCCCAGGTGCGCCCCTCCAGAACGCGACCAGCGGCCTTCTTGCCGACCCGCTCCATGACCTCCGCGTCGGGCTGGTCGAGACCCCAGCCAGGCCACGGCGTGCCCCGGTCCATGCCGTTCAGCATCACCACGTGGTGTCGGTCGTCTGTCGAGTAGCGAGGCTGGGGCCGCCACTCACCCCACTGCTTGAAGTGGAAGCTGACATGCCCGAACTCCAGGCATTGGTCGCGGAGATCGATCGGCCATCGAGGGTGCATCGGGCGGGCACCGCGACCTGACTCTCCGCCGACGATGACCCAGTCCAGCACGCTCGGGGCCCCGGTGTAGACCGTGCCGTCGCCGTCCTTGACGTCGCCGGACAGGCAGTCGATCAGCGCTCCGTTCCGCGCCTTCAGGTTCCGCAGGTCGACGGGGCCGAGCAGCGGCTCGGCCGAGATGAACCGCACAGCGGCGGGCGTCTCCAGCAGGGCGGGAATGCGGGCCTCCGCCCACTGCTGGTTCTCGACGCTGACGCCGAGCCAGACGTTCGGCAGCGGCCACGGCCGATCGAAGTAGACCGTGTGCCCGTCGACTCCGGGCACGTAGGTGGGGCTGTGCGCGGTGCCAGCCCAGCTCATGGCGGAGCGGAGGTGGATACCGGGGGCATGGCCGCTGCCGCACTTGCAGATGTCGTTGAGGAACGACCTCATGCGGGCGTGGCGCTTCGTGAGGATCTGGAAGGTGTGGTGGCTGGCCTGGGCCATGACGGCGAAGACGCGGGCGATGTACTCGTCGGGTACGTCGTCGTGGAAGAGGTCGCTCATGCTGTTGACGAAGATCCGGCGGGGCTTCTTCCAGCGGAGCGGCTGGTCTAGCCGCTCCGGCCGCAGGGTCACGTCGAATCCGGCCTCGAAGTGGTGGCCGGGCGTACCGCGCCACCGCTCGGCGAACGTCTCGGCGTAGCAGTGGTCACATCCGGGACTGACCTTGGTGCAGCCCGTGACGGGGTTCCAGGTCGCGTCTGTCCATTCGATCTTGCTCTGATCAGCCATGCGGGGTCTCCTCTGGGGTCTCTGGTGTCGTGTCGGAGAAGTCGGGGACGGTCACGCCGCGCTCCGTTTGCCGGCCTCGTACTCGGCGACCTCAGCCACGAGCCGCCGCCGGTTCTCCTCCGCCTGCTCGGCCGTAACCTTCGGCAGAGGCAGTTCGTTGTCCTGCACTTTCCAGGCGGTGAACAGGGCGGTCGCCGGGTCGTCTCGGGGGATCAGCTCGGCCAGCACCACGGCGAGTGCTCGCAGGCTGTCGACGCCGAGCGGGGTGAGCAGCTCCCGCACCTGGTCGGCTTTCCGATCTTGAACGGCGGCGACAAGGCGACAGGCCGGGAGGATCATCTGCTCGGCCAAGTCGTCGAGGTAGTTCACGGCACCTCCTCGCCGGTCAGCCCGGCGGCCTTCAGGCGAGCTTCATGGGCCGGTGCGGTCAGCCGACGCCCGTCCGCGTCCACGCACACCGCGCCAGGCATTGCCTTGCAGGGGGGCCACGGGCAGGCAACGAGAATGGCGGCGGCCCTCGTGGGGTCATGGTCCTCGCCCCGGCGCGTCACCCACTCCTCGGACGGCTCAGCCCTGGCGGTGATCTGCTTGGGCAGGGCGAACCCGCGCGCCATCTTCGCCACCGCGTCCAGAATCGCCGCCTGGTAGGCGCCAGGCGTGTCCGCCAGCTCGGCCGGCGGCGCAGGGACGGGGGCGAACGCCACCCGCGCGGCCCGGATCGCCTTCACCCGCGTGCGGACGTGCGCTGGCATCAGCCAGTCGGTCGTCTCGGTGTAGTGACCAATCACCGCGTCCTGGGCGTCGAGGAAGTCCAGGTCCTTGACCGCGGCGTGCCAGGCGACCACGTCCGTCTGCCCCACCTTGCGGCGGTCGTAGGCGGCGGCCGTGGTCAGTAAGTCGATCACCTCTTCGGGGGTCATTACGCGATCTCTCCTCTGATCATCTGAGGCGGTGACGTGCGAAACTGCTCTTTGAGTGCTTGTGCCTGGGCGACACGCTCGTCAGTGGTCGACCGGGACTGGCGAGGCGTGTCACGAGCCGCCGGCACGGTGTTCATGACGCTGTTGACCAGGCTTGGCAGCACCGACGGGTGGACGCTCCTCGTCATCCACTCGGCCAGACCGCGCCGGACGTGGTCCGGGTGGATGCCGTCGTCGAGCAGCAGCTTGACCTGCTTGCTGATCTGGCCAATGACGTTGCTCGGCGGGCGTTCGCGACAGCGTTCGATCCACTCGCCGACGATCGTCCGCGCAGTCACCTCGCCGTCGCGGCGCGGCTCGGCCGTGCCCGCCGAAGGCGGAGTGATTTCGGGAATGGGAGTGGGAGTGGGTGCTACTCCGTAAGGAGTAGCCCGGCGCGCGCGCGTGCGCGAGCCATCGCTTGCTACAGCGTTGCTATCAACCCCATGGCTGTCTGATGGCTGTTTGTCATCCGTGGATGGCAACTTGCTATCGGCTCCAGCAGCTTCCGCCTCTCGCTTTGCTGCCCACCTATTGGCCGCGCCCCGCTTGCCGGCCTCCGAACGGGCTGCCCTGGTCTCATCGCCGGGCAGGTACTTGTCGAAGTCGTGGATGAACCAGCCGCCGTCCTCCGACTCATCCCACAAGCCGACGCGCACGAGAAGGACGGCGAGGGCCTTGCCATCGGGTCCCAGATAGCGGCGCGGGAGCGACCCAGGCAAGAGCCCGGGGACCTTTCCCCGTCGTCGAGTGTTGCGGTGCGCCCATGCCAGGCACAGCGTCCACAAACCGAGGGCAGCGGCGCCGCCCTCCTCGTCCAGCAGCGACAACACCTTCGGGTGGTCGTCCAAGGCGTCATCGATGCGAGCCCATGCCACGTCGGTTGCTCCAGGTAGTTCAGTAGGGATTGGTTCAGGCGCAGGGCGGGGCCTGTCTTCGGAGCGAAGCCATTCGAGTCCCCCTGATCACTCGGTTGCTCGGGTTCAGTCTACGCCTACGCCGCATGTGGCATTGGCCTATACGCCACGTTGCCATGTGGCATAATCTCTGCTAGGCCAACCCCGTGAGACCATGAAGAGGTGTCGGACCCGATGGGATACGTAGTCGCCGCCCGCAAGGCGTACGAGAAGGCCCAGATCGATGCTCGCGAACTCGTCAAACGCGCCCGCCTGGACCTCGGGCGGGCGATCCGGGATGCCCGCCGACAGGACATCTCGCAGGATGCGATCGTCAGAGAGCTCGGGCTGACGCGCGAGCAGGTTCGCCGCTTCCAGCGAGAGTTCGAGGACGCCTCACTTCGTGGCGAGGCTGGCGAATGAGGGAGCGCACCGCCCTGTATCGGCTCTACGACGCCGCTGACGAACTCCTGTACGTCGGCATCACCACCGACACGGCGGTCCGCTGGCAAGCCCACTCCACCACCAAGTGGTGGCCGCAGGTCGCGCGCAAGGCTGTCCAGTGGTACGCCACACGGGCCGAAGCCGCAGCCGCCGAGATCGCCGCCATCAAGACGGAGCGACCAGCGCACAACCGAGCTCACGCCGACTACCACCCGCCGCTTGGCACAAGCGTCCGCGACCTCCGTGCGCGCTTCGCCGACGTCATCAACGACGCCGCGGCCTACGACACGATCACGTACGTCACCAGCCGCGGCCGGCGCATCGCTGCCGTGGTATCTGTGGCCGACGCCGAAGCGATCCAGGGCTACCACGAGTCCAGGGACTGACGTCGCCCCCGAGGGCGACGCAAGCGCGCTACCCCCGAGGACTCCTGACGTCTTCACGACGCCTCCCCACGGACAAGCCCCTTCGGCTTCTCCTTCGGGTTGTCGATGTCGTCCCAGGCCAGCGCCGACACCCAGCCCCGCTCACGCGCATACCGTTGCGCTCGCGTCGCGCTCGCCTGCTCGTACCTGGTCCGGACAGGCGGGCCCACGATCGACATCTCGGCGAACAGGTCCTGCACCGCCCGAGCAGTGACACCCTCGACCTGGGGCCGGTCCATCACCTTGCGGATGAAGGACCGCTCCATGCCCAGCCGCTCGGCCAGAAGCTGAGCCGACCAGCCCATGAAGACGAGCGCCTGCAACCGGCGGCGCGTCCCCGTCGCATCCACACGAGCCCGCGGCGGAGGCTCAGCGTCGGGAGCGACGCCGAGCAGCTTGCCGGCGAAGTCGGCCCGCACTCTGGTCCGGCCGGCGTCGAACAGCTTGTAGATGCTGCCCGGCGCCACCCCAGCGAGAGACGCGATGGTCTCCAAGCGCATCCCGCCGTCGCGAAGCCTCCTGATGTGGCGGCGGACTGACTCGGCCTCCATCCACGGCTTCCACTCGCCGCGCTGGATCAGCGCCAGGCGCCGCTTGTTGTACCGGAGCATCGCCGCATGGCACAGCTCACACCGGCAGCCGCCCATCGTGTACCGGTGGTAGACGCCGTGCGGAGCGTTGGTGGCGTACTTGGCGGCCATCACGCCACCGCCTCGACGTTGGCCCGCTTCTTCTCCTGGGCGCGACGGGCCCGGTCTCTGGCGCATTGCTTGCACTGGCCGCGCGCCCCACGGTTCTCAGGCGTCAGTTCATGGTCGTTCCCGCAGTGAGTTCGGGGCGAGTTATCCGCCTTGGGCTGTGCTGCCCTGCGCTCCCGCTTGCGGGCCAACTCACGCTCCCGGAAGCCGGGGTCGTTCTGCCACGCATCCCGGAGTTTCTGCGAGCGACAGCTCTTGCACCAGCCCTGTCGACCATCAGCGGATCCACGAGCCTTGTGAAATGCGTCAAGGGGCTTGGTGGCCTGACAGTTTGGACACTGCTTTTCTTGGGATTGCAGCTTCGCTTCAAGGCCGGCCGCCTTGTTGGCGCGCCCTTTGGCGAGCCCATCGAAGTTGGCCCGGTTCCGCTCGATGGCGTCCTGAATGTTGTCCGCCTGCGTCCCGGAGCGCAGGTGAGCTGGGTTGCAGCAGAGAGGCGTGTCGCAGTCGTGCCGGACAACTAAGCCGGCGATGTCATCCCCAGTGAAGAGCAGATATGCCAGACGATGCGCCAAGATTCGCTCGCGCTTGGCGCCGCTCCACCATTCCAGGCGACCATAGCCTGTGCTGTTGAGTTCACCGGTCCACAGCCAGCACCTGTCACCGTCCCGGCGTACCTGGGACCAGAAGCTGACAATGGCGCCGATCAATTCGTCGCGCTTCAACTCGCCACCTCCATGCGCGAGCGATCAGCAGGACGCCGCATACGGCGTCGCCGTTCCGCCGCCCGTTCGCCTTCATTGAGTCCGCCGTAGAGCCCGTACTTCTCCGGCCTGGACAGCGCGTAGTTGAGGCAAGGACGACGCGCCGGACACTGAGCACAAATCGCCTTAGCTTTCCGCTCCCGGATGTCGCGCTCAGGCTGGCGTTCACCATCCGGCCCAAAGAACAGGACCAGGTCTTCGCCTCTACAAGCCGCATCGTCCTGCCAGGACCAACCGCGCATGTCCGCCATCACTTCACTCCCTGCTTGCGTTGACGGTGACCACTCGATTGGCCGTTGCACACGCGCGAGATCTGGGAGGAGTCCAGGCGGTACCAGACCGCGATCTCGGTCTGGGGAACTCCGAGCGCATACAGAGCGCGGATGTCCTCCCTCTCTTCCGGCGTCAGCCGCGGAGGAGGGGGGACGTCGTCTGCATCCACCAGGCCTTTGTCGATGGCTGCTTGGACGGCGTCGTGAGCGCCGGTCCTGCTGGCATACCGGAGCGCCTCGGCGATCTCCCCGTAGGTGAGGCCGGTGTGTCGTAGCTGAGCGGCAAGCTTCTGGCGATCTGTTGTCCCGAGACGGTCCAACGTCCGGCGGACATGCTCTGACTTGGTCACCACGTCCAGGTGATCCGGGTTCATGCATGCCGTGTTTTCACAGGTGTGGTCGATCTCGTAACGCTCGGGGATTGGGCCCTTGTAGTGCCGGTACGAGACGCGATGAACCCAGTCGGTGCGCTTACCTTGCGCCGCTGTGGAGTCGTAGACGCGGCCATATCCGTTCCGGTCGATGTAGCCCTGCCACACCCAGCACCCGTTGCCGGCCGGCAGGTAGTTGTTCAGGCTGTCCAGCGCAGGTCGTTCAGGCGTGGCCACGGGTCTCCTCCTCGCCTCTCGGGTCCGATCCGTTCCGAGACGTTCCGGAACCATCCGTCTCCGTCCGGTCCCGTACGGGGACATCCGAGACCGTTCGGACGTGTTCGGGATCGCGGCACACTCGGGCGTGCTCCTCCGGAGAGAAGCCGTCGAGGTAGTCCTGCTGGCAGCAGCGGCGGAGGCCGGTCATGCCGCCACCTCCCGGGAGTCCACGGCGACGATGCGGCGAGTGACCCACTCCGCCAGCGGAACCGGGACTGCGTTGCCCAGCTGTCGATACCGGGCGACATCGGGTTGCCCCGCAGTCCAGTCGACAGGGAAGCCCTGTAGACGCTCGCACTCGATGGGCATGTAACGGCGCACCACGTCTGTGGCGACCATCGGATAGGACGAGCCACCGCCCGGCGTACGCAGAGTGAAGGCCGGCTCCCCGGGCGCGCCGTACTCGATCTGCGCGCCGCCGGCCCGCCCCCGCACGGCCACGGGGGCGGGCGCTGTCAGTCCGTCGGCGGTCCAGTGGCCGCTTCCAGTGCCGCCATCAGCCAAGGCGGCAGTGTCCGGCCGGTCGCCTGCGCTCGCTGGAGGACTCCAGCAGCCGCCTTCGGGCTCAAGTAGTACTTCGACGGGACTGCGGACGTCGGCTCCAGCACGTCCGACAATGAGGAGGCGACGGCGACGCTGGGCGACTCCGAAGTGTCGCGCGTCCACCACCCTCCAGCAGACCCCCATCCCGAGGTCGGCCAGGTCGTCGAGGATGACTCCGAAGTCTTGGCCGCGGTTGACCGAAAGCAGGCCGGCGACGTTCTCGCCGAAGAACCAGGCGGGGTCTGCCTCGCGCAGCAGGCGCCGCGTGTGGGACCACAGGCCGGATCGCGCGTCGGCCAAGCCCTCGCGGCGGCCGGCGATGCTGTTGCCCTGGCAGGGCCAGCCGGCGGTGATGATCCCTCGCTCTGGAACAAATCCGGCTGCTCGAAGAGCGTCACCAGTCACCTCTCTCACGTCTTCGAACAGGACCGTGTCGGGGAAGTGGCGCCGCAGCACCCTGCGGGCCGCCGCGTCGATCTCGACCGCGGCGACGACCTTGACACCGGAGCGCTGCAGCGCAAGGTCGAAGCCGCCGATGCCGGCGAACAGGGAGACGGCGGTCAGGTCAGTCATCGCCGCCCCCGAACACGTCGTGCAGGTCGGCCGGGTAGCGCTCGGCCTCACCCTTGAGCGCCGCGCGGAGGATCCTCTGATGCCGGTCCAACTCGGGGTTGTAGGCCGGGTCCGCCATCTCCTCCACAGCCGGGCGGTGCCAGCCGAACAGGTGGGAGAACGCGTCCCCAAGCGTGCGAACCAGGAGGGAGGCGCACATCACAGTGGCTACTGCGCCGCCCGCAGCGATCGCGGCGGTCGGCCACGAGAACGGCTCGGCGATCAGGTCACGGACGGCAAGCGCTGAGATGGTGGCGCACACGGACGTGGAGAACGCGTAGGCGGCAGCGAAGAACAGACGGGACGGCTTCACGGCTTGCCGCCCTTCTCTGCCTGAGCGGCCTCAGCGAGGTCCCACAGCGCACCCTTCAGCCGGGCCAGGTGGTACGGGTACATCTCCAGCACCGACGAGGCGAGAGCCGTGGAGAACGCCTTGACGATGTCCTCGACACGATCCCGGTAGCGGTCCCGGTCCAGCACGATCGGGTCTGTCTCGCCCTCGACGACGACCGCCCGGAACAAGCTGGTCGATCCATCGCGAGTGATGCGGATGTCCAACCTCGCGCCGGACCGGTTCACAATCACGAGCCCGAGCGCCTTGTCCGGGCTGCCGGAGAAGTAGCCCAGGTGGGCAGCGACCCGCTCGGGGGTGATCTCGCTCATGCCGCACCTCGCGTCTCGGCCGGAGCAACCTCGGTGGTCTCCGCGTCGAGCGGGAGCTCCTTGCGCCACGGGCTGTCGGCCAGCCGTTTGCTGCCATCCGTCTGCCGAACAGGCATCCAGATGCCGATGAAGTAGTCCTCCACACGGACGACGACCGGATCGGTCGTCTTGGCGCCGAAGGACACCGACAGGGGGACGCCCTTGCGCATCGCCTTGGTCCAGCGCGAGAGGTACATCGGGGCGAGATTCAGATGCGGGCTGGCGGGCTGTTCCTCGCGGTGAATGACCTTGGCCATGATCTTGCGCCATGAGGCGATCGACCGGTCATCGCGACCGTGCAAAACCAGCGTGTTGCCGTCCTTGGCCGACACCGTCAGGGCGGGCCTGTCGGCCGGGTCCAGGATGGTTTCGGCCTCCACGCTGCCGACGGTGAGTTGCACATCCGGGTTGGCGTTCCTGTCGAACTTGAACAGCTTCAGCATGACGGCGGCGTCAGCTCGGCCGATCGCGATCGTGGAGTCGGCGGTGGCGTCACGCAGGCGATGCCGAGTGACGGCCATCGTGTACCTGTCGCTGGCGATGGCGTAGAGGACGTTGTCTCGCACCTCGATGCGGACGATGTCGAGCTCAGGTGTGTTCTTGTCGCCGCTCGCGTGAGGCAGAACGGGGACGATCAGGTCGTGAAGCTCGGCGGTGTTGAGCACGATGTCGCTCATGCTGCGTCCTTCGGGGAGTAGGGGGGACGGCCGGCCGGAACCGCGACGGGCTCGACGACGGCCGGGAGGGTGACGGTCTGCTGGTCGTCGCCGTTCATCACCGGCGGGCGTTGCAGCGGGACGATCGCCTTCTCGGGGGACCAGAAGTCCGTCCATCCGCGGATCAGGAACGCGGAGTCACCTTCGGCGTCGGCGTTGCACACGTCGCGCCCGTCGAAGGTGAGCTTCCAGCCGTCGCGGGATGCGGCCTGGCGGATCTGCTCTCGGAATGAGACAGCGGAGTCCAGCACGATCGCGTGGGTGTAGACCTTGCCGCACGCGTCACAGGCCATCTGCCCGTCACACGGCAGGGACGGAGCCGACGGTGTGGTCTTTTCAAGAGTGGTGGTCATGATTCCTCCTGAAGAGGCTCGATGCGGGGGCGGGAAGGAAGGAGATCGCCGCGTTCGGCGTCGCGGCGGCGGAGTTCGGCGGCGACGGCGTAGGAGCCGATGTGGTCCCAGGCGTCGGACCAGAGGCTGGGATCTCGCGGGAGGGATGCCTCCCACTCCTGGCCCTTCTTCCAGTCGCGGAGCCGGGGGCGGCTGTGCCAGCGGTCCCACCAGGACCTCCAGCGTTGGCGGCGGTGCCACATGCGGCGCCGGAACTCTGCCGGCAGGAGACGCCACGAGCGCAGGACCAGAGCGCGGAACCGCTGCCGCAGCGGCTGCTTGACGCTGACTTGTTCCTCGCGGACTGGTGCGGAGCTGTGGCGTCCCATGCGATCTCCTGTTGCTGAAGTGGTCTTGAGAGCCGCCCCTCGCCCCGTCCCCCGAGAGGTCGGGGCGAGGAAGCGGAAGATCAGGGATGGTCGGAATGAGAGCCGTAGCGAGGGTCGGAGAGCATCGCGGTGAGGCAGTCCGAGCAGGTGCCGCACGGCGACTCGTCAGGCCAGCGCTCGATGCAGCCGACCTCGCCCGCCAGCGCCTCAGGACGTAGCGGGCCGTTCACGACGCCTCCCGCACCTGCTCGGCGTGCCATCCGGCCAGCGCCTCACGGCGATCTGCGGCGACCTCGGCGTACGTCCGCGTGTCCCACGCGTGGACGAGCAGGTGCAGCTCGTAGCCCCACGGCGGTTCCTCCGTGAGTTCGCTGTTGTGCCGCCGGCACGTGGGGACGGCGTTGTCCGGCTCGGTGATCGACCCGCCGCGCGCCCGGGTGAGCGGCTCGTGCAGGTCGTCGGCCCACTGTCCGCACCACGGCACGATGCAGGGCGGGGTGCCGTCGGGGAACATCGCGTGCTTCATGGCGCGGCGCTCGAGGTTCTCCGCCTGGCGCTTCTTCGACTGGTTGCGGATCGGCTTCCGCTCGAGGTTGCCAGCCGCCCGCAGAGGCGTCTTCCGCTCGAGCGGCTTGCCCTGCTTCAGAGGCGTCCGGCGCTGGGGAGGGTTGCCGCGCTTCACAGCGTCCCTCCCGCCATCTGCATCTCCGCGCGGGCCGTGGACTGGATCGTCCGGCCGACGTCGATCCGGGCGTGGAGCGCCTTGATGTGCTCCTTCTGCAGCCGGACTGCCGCCGCGCCCTTCTCGTGGGTGCGCCACAGCGGGTCGGTCTGCATCACCGCGACCTGCTTGCGGTCCTCAACCGAGCCAGTCGCTTCGCGGAACGCCTTCGCGAACGCGACCTTGAACTCACCCTCGGCCTCGATGGCGAGGAACTCGAGGTCGGCCAGCTTGTTGACCGCGTCGTCCAGGTCGCGGGAGAGCTGCCCGAGCTGCTTGACGATGGTGAGCATCTCGCTCATGCCCCACCGCCATTCGGCGTGGGCGGCACGGTAGCGAACGGGTCAAACAGCTCAGACGAGTCGAGACGTTCGGCCTTCTTCGGGTTGGCGATCGTCTCCTTCTCAAGCTTGTTGTGCGCCTTGAGCTCGGGGCCGGTCATCAGGCCGGCTGCGGCCTTCTCCTCGTCGGTCAGCTTCGACCTCGACACCGTCCGGTCCTTGTTGCGGGGCAGCCCGTCAGGCACCTGCTTGCCCCGCTCAATCAGCAGGTCGACCAGCCGCATCTCGTTGCCGGCCGCGTCGGTGACGAGCTGGGCAAGCATCCCCGCCCGGTTCGCCTCCCGGTACGTCCGCTCAAGGTCCTGCTTGGTGGCGTTGCCGTTCAGCGCCTCCATGCGGAAGTCCTCGACGGTCTTGGCCGGCGACCGCTCGTAGGACATCTCGTCCGGCTCCGGGTCGTTCGTGCGCAGGTTCAACACCTGAATCAGCGCGGTCCGCCAGGCAACCGCCATGGCCTTGGCCATCGCCTTGTCGCCCGAGTCCATCGCCTCACCAGGCACCCGCGCGTCGATGTGGTCGCCCGCGGGCCCGTAGAAGCGGTAGGTGACCTCGACCGTCGCGTGCCCCATCTGAGTGCGGTTCTTGCCGACCTCAACGGTCTCGTAGGAGCTGGTCTCCATGATGGGGACGACCACGATGCCGAACTTGTCGAGGTGGGGGCCGACCGCGTTCACCACGGCCTCGACGCCCCGGTAGACGAAGTTCTGCTGCGTGTTGCGCTCCCGCTTGCGGATCGCACCAACCTTGCGCTTGGCCTCGACGATGAGCTGAATGACGCTCTGCGGCTCGGTCACGTGTCCTGTTCCCTTCGGTACTCGTCCTCCGCCTCGAACCCGATCTCGGGACCGCCCCGGTAGCTGGGCCGGGACTGCTCCCGCCAGGCGGCTACCGCGCCGGCGCACACTTCCCGGTGATCGGTGGCCAGACGGGAGTGCAGCTCTCCATCGACAGCCATCGCCAGCACCGTGAGCGGGGACAGGCGGAGACGATCCGCAGCGTCGTTGATGGACAGCCAGGTGAAGGTCACAGAACCTCACCGCCCTCGCTGCCGCGGCATCCTGGGCGACAGGGCAGGCCCGACAGGTCTCGGCAGATCGGGCAGCAGTCCTCGTCGTCGAAGTCCTGCTCGCCGGTGTCGGTGATGTCCAGCCCGCAAAGGGACACGTTCTCGTTGCAGCAGTACAGGTGGTTCTCGTCCGGATCGGCCTTGGTGCGGCCCTCGGCAATGAGGAACGGGGCGAGCACGGTCATGCCGTCACCGCCTGCTCGGCTATGGCCGCCCACTTCCGCCAGGCGTGGCCGGCTCCGGGACGCCACCAGATCTCCGCGTCCTCAGGCAGGCGCCACCGCTCCTGGTATTCGAGGATCAGCGCGCACTGCATGTGAGCCTCAGCGATGCCGTCCACCGGTTCGGTGGCCCTCTGCTCGTCGCCCTCGGAGTCCAGACAGGTACCGCGCACCTGGTACTCGGCGACCAGGTTGCGTGTGAGCGTGGGGGCGGGCATCAGGCCACCGCCTCGGCCTGCGAGGCGAAGTCCGCGCGACGCGCCTGGTCGATCAGCCGGTCTGTCTCGTCACCGGCCGGACGAACCCGGTCGTCGAAGGAGTAGCCGCACGCCAGGTCGAGAGCCTCACCAGGGGTGAGCTTGTGGCGTTCGGTCAGCACCGCGGCGAGCAGCGCCGTCCGCAAGTGGGTGCCGCCCTGGTCGAGCTGGTGCGCGTAGGTGTAGGCGGCGAGTGTTTCAAGTACCTTGTTCATGACTTCCTGCTCCTTCAGTCGTGGTCCGACTCGTGGATGAGCGGGTGGTCTTGCGAGGTCAGCCCTGTCCGGCTGGCCTCGCGCTTTCAGGCGGTGAGCTGGTACTCGGCGGCGATCTCAAGCGCGTCGTCGAGGTCCAGCCGGATCACGTGGCAGGCGAACGCCTCGGCACATCGCTCGTTGAACTCGGCGGCGGTCATCACAGGCCGTCCCGCTGTCCGACGTAACGCACGTACACCTCGTACAAGCCCGGCGCCGTGTCACTAGCGCGGGTCACGGCCTCGAAGAGACGGGCCGGCATCCCAGCCATCCGCCCCTCATTCAGCCGGCCCGCGAGCGTCGCCATGGTGGCGCGGCGCTGTCCCGACGCGACGACCGCCCAACTGCCGGGCTTCTGCCGCAGTTGCTCAGCGATGGCGGACCAGTTACGCCGCAACTTCTTCGGCGGAGGCGGGTCCCGGAAGACGAGTTCAGTCATCAGGACTCGCCCCGCTTCACTGGCAGCACCCGCTCGGCGGCGCCGTCATCCAACCGCAGCTGCGCCCACGGCAGCGGCTCGAACTGGCGGATCACGTTGTCGAACTCGCCGAACAGAATCGGCAGAGCCCACGCCCTGATCTCCCAGCTCGTCCCGTTGAACCAGAAGTACTTGCGCTTCTTACGGCGCGGCACACAGCCGCCCTGCCGCAGGAAGCCGGCCAGCCGCAGGCCTGCGGTGAAGAACGGCGTCGGATAGTCGTAGCCGTACTCCTGCCCGTACAGGGCCATCGCGTCGTCGAAGCTGATCGCCATCGGCGCGAGCTCGGCCTGAGCGAGCCGCGGGTTGGCGACGCTGCCCTTCGTGAAATACGCCTCGATCACGTCGGCAACCTCGTTCTGGTACGCGACCAGGATCGGGCGAGCGGCATCGCTGACGCGCTTCTCGTCGATCGTCGCCAGCAGCATCAGGAAGGTGCGGAGGTCGACCACGACCATCTGGCGGGTCCGGCCGTCCTCGGCAACCATTGGCACCAGGCCAACGGTTGCCCACGACTTCGACTCCAACTTCCGATACTGCGTGGGGTAGTCCAAGCCGATGTGCTCGACGGCTGGCTTGAGGATGATGCGCGGTTTCCCGTTCTCCTGGGCCGCCAGAATTTCCCCGCCGTGGAAGGGGATGTGAACGATGTCGCTCATGCCGCCTCCCCCGCCGTCTTGCGTTCGGCGGCTTCCCGGTCCAGGCGGCGCTGTACGACGTCGACCAGCCCAAGGAGTCGCGCCACCCTGCGGAGTTGCTCAGGCGACGGCATGTCAATGAGCTCGACAAGCGGCCGGGAGAGGCCGCGCCCCTCCACCGGGTTGGGGGTGTTCATGCTGCCCCCTTGCGTGGGCCGGTCTCTCGGCTAATCGCTGCCGTCTCGACCTGGAGTGCGCGGGCGAGGAGGTTGAGCCTCCTGTGGGAGATCGGGCGCCGCTCCAGTTCCACGTTCCGCAGAGACTGCGGGTGCATGTCGATGCGGGCAGCGAGCTCCTCGACGCTCAAGCCGTCCTTCTCGCGGAGCGCTCGTATGGCGGGGCCGTGCTGCGGTGTGTTCTTGGTTGGTGGCACGTACTCACAATATGACTCAGTTACGCATCACACAACCCTCTCCTATGACTCACTTGATGTCAGAGCCCCTGTTGAGACTCAGTACGACTTGCGTTGCTGTCGGGACACTTGGTTCGTGACATGGGTAGACATCAATTACTCTTGGAGAGTTGACTAGTCCTACTGAGTCCGCCACTCTCGGTGGAGCACCATCCTGACGAGAGGTGTCAGAAGTGGATACGCATACACCTGAGGCGTGGACCCGCCTCGGGGAACTCCTACTGGCACGTCGCGTAGAACTCGATGTCAGATACCGCAACCGCAGAGCGTTCGCGGCCACTGTCGGCATGGACTACCGAGTCCTCTACGACGTCGAGAGCGCGCGACGCACCAACTTCTCGGACGCCACCAAGCGGGCGATCGAGCAGGCGTACCAACTCAAGTCCGGAGCCGTCGACCGCGCACTCCAAGGCGGAGACCTGGAGCCGAGCGAGACGGACCGCCGCACCCAACCACGCGAGGCCATCTCCGACGTCGAGTCGCGCTATGCGGACAGGGCCGAGCAACACCTCTGGGAGACGCCCGGCCTTAGTGCCACACAACGCCGGCAACTCATCGGCCACCTTCAGGCGATGCGCCGGGCGGACGAGGCACATGAGCGCCACCAGTCTCACGCCGAGGTGCACGAGTTTCGCCGCCGAAGCCAATAACCCCGCACGAAGCCGAGGCTCCGGGATCACGACGATCCGGAGCCTTGTTTGCGTCGCCACCGGGGCATGCCCGGCCACGCCAGGGCACACCACGTCACGATAAGGTCACGACCGTTAACGGCCTGTAGACGATTCAACAACTCGGGCGTCCAATATGAGGAACATTCGGGGCGAGGGGGAACAACGACGTCCATTGTGGTACGTCGCGCAACAAAAGAGGTGATCGTGACAGGCAAGACGGGCAACGGAGCCTCAGAACGCCAACTGATCGAACACGTCCTAGGAGTAATCAAGGAACGGCTCGTCGCCGCCAAGGTGCTGAGCGAGTCCGAGTTACGAGATGCTGAGTTTCTTCAGCGTCGCCTCAATGAAGTAGTAGAAGATCTCCAATCCGCGCACGACACGATCGCCGATCTCACGCACCAGTTATACGGAAGCGAAGACAACCCTGTCCCTGTACAGCTGCGGCACGCGCTACGCAGCCACGGCAGCGGCCTGCAGCCCGTCCGCCTCGATCTCGGCGGCATACCGAGGATCCTTCTCATCCCCCAGCGGGGATATGACGACCCGGTCGCCGAAGCACAGCTCTGGCGTCAGCTGCGAGAGCGCTACGGGGAGAGTGGCGCATGAAGATGCCGAAGATAGTGGAGATCGAGGACGCTCCCCTGCCGGCCGTCGCCTACGAAAAGGACGGCGAACTGATCGTCGAGGTGGACGCCAAACTCAAAGGCAAAGAGCGGGCCACCGCGATCGTCGATGCAGCACGGGCATACAAACGCAACCTCGGTTCGCTGATTCTGCTGCCGCTCGCGTTATACGCCTGGGAGCCGATCAAGAATGCGACCATGACGCACCCAGGAGTTGCGCTCGGGACGACTGCCGCCAGCTTGGGGGCAATTGCCACCGCCGCGATCGTCGCTGGGACCGGGCTGAAAGACGGGGACGCGGCGCCTAGTGCAGCTCCGCACACCATGACGACGACCGCCACTCATTCCTACTCGACACATCGGCCAACCCGGAGGCCGAGCCCATCGGCGACCTCCCGGGCACCCAGCCCTCAGGCAACGTTGCCTCCCATCGGCCCTCCGAAGATCACCACTCCACCGCACAGCAGCGGACGCCCCCAAGCGTCACCCACCAGACGGAGACGGCCGAGCCCACGCCCTCCAGACACGCGTCCATCCGGAACTCCCACAGCCCCGGGTGCCCGCGGGGCCGACCCTTCGCCGGCCGACAGTCACGCGCCACCTGGGCCGCCAACACCTCCAGCGACAGCCGCATCAGCCCCTACGCCAACCCAAGGCGCCACCGCCGCAGCAGGACGCGACTGCCTCGTTCGCGTGGATCTCAACCCGCTGCTAGATGCGTGTCTCCTCGGCTGA